ATATTGGCCTCTCTGTTTTGACCAGCAAATCCCGATCCATCTACATAAAACTCACCCTCAACGCCATAACCTTCAATATTCCGAGCCACGCGCCTAGTTTCAGACAGTCCCACCAATAGCTTATGTGTCTCGGCATCTAGTTTCTTATTCAGTTTGAAAGTACCAGTAAATTCAGTTGTATAACCCATGACATATCTCCTTGGTAAAAAACACTTTTGAACTATTCAACACGTGTGTCTAAAAACTCTTGGACGGCCCCATACACATCACCATTATGTGTCTGATCTGCCCTATCGTGAATTCGCTGAAAACTGTTAAGCACGCCCATGTCGAAGGGCATTAGCTCCCTTAAACCAGGATACTCTTCAGCTATACAGTAAGCAGGCAAAACTTGTTTTAATGCAGGGTGCTTATCGGGAATAAAACAGCCAATAGCGCATCTATTGCCGTCTTTGTTCTCATAGAGACATATAACTCGACTAGTTGATTTATTGCTGATAGGTCTAACCGATTTTGTGCCATCGTTATACTTCTTTACTTGAGCCATTACAGTTTCTTTAGTCCAGCCATTGATTAGCTTATACATATAAATCCTTTCAGTTAAAAAACACTTCTGACCTAATCGAAAAATTCACTTCTGGAGAATACTAGAGGTATGGGTCAAATTTTATCCCCCCACCTTATCGTGTCTCCATTGGCATACAGGATATCCAAGCTTAATGCCCAATTCATCAATAGAGTCGAGAACCAAGCAAGCATCTGAATAAGCAGTGCGTAATTCAGGAATACAAGTCATTAGGGCACTCGTACCCAATCGGCTAGTAATACGATGCCATTCAAGGCTAAGGTTAACATACTCTATTTTACTCATAAGTAGCCTTATCTTATGGATATTCCATAGGTATTCATGCAAGCTTTCAGACTCCCCAATAGCACAAGTTAATGCTTCAACTAGATCGCCAGCATTGACCTCTGTATCTCCATCAATCAATCCAGGATATGCGTTAACTAGCTGTTCTAATATGGCCAATGCGTCTGTACTGATATTCACCATAAAATCCTCCTGTGTTTTAAACCACATGTGTCTTGGGCGACACATGTCCTAATTGCCTGTGTCTTTCATAACATGAGTCACGTTTATTTTTACCAGTGTATATGTATATTCCTATTCCGCCGATTAAGGCCTATACCTATACCTGGATCAAAGACCGTTTAAAACTCCCGACAGTGCTCTAAAACTCACGTTGACTCTATGAGTCGATCCGCCCACCGAAACCGCACTGACGGTCATTCCAGCCCTGTTTCACTGAACTATAGAATACTCGCGTCCACCGATCTTTATTTGTCTCATGGTATTAAGCCGGATCATCCTATATCCTAGACGCTGAACATCGTAAACTGTAACTAAGTCATGTTCTGAAGGCTCATAGGCCATTCCGACACTCTTGACGTACCGAGATACGCCCGTGCGACATACCATGTTTCGAATCGAGCCATCATTCTTAGCAAAAGAAATTGCAAAGATCATGCCATTAGACGACTTAATTAAATCGATTGCATGCTCGCGTGTTATTTTAGACATACCTATTCCTTTGTGCCATAAATGGCACGGTTAGTAAAGAAATGCGTCACAATTGACACATCTCCGCAACTGTGTCATAAAAGACACAAGTACTTGTTTACATATGTCATTTCCGACACATGTGTTTTTCCAGACATATTGTGTCATCCATGACACATTGTTAAATTTTTGACCTATCAATTAAATAACTCAGGATGCCATTTATAGGCTGCGGCCATATCATCCTGAGTCAATCCAGACACAATGGGAACTGTGTCACGAACGAAGCCAGATGTGTCTTTTTTGGCCCTACCTTTTGCCTTGAGCCCAACAACAACGCCTTTTGCGTCTAAAAATCTTAGATCGGTAGCATCGCCGTTGACTACAGTATACCCGAATAGGCTGACAGGTAGCTCCGACGTCCTAAACACAGCTGCAACACTGCCGCCCTTGTTTAATACATGAATAGCGTCTGAGTCATTGTCTTCTTTAAGACTGAACGTCAAGTGGTAGTTGGCTGGTATCTTAAAATTGTACCGCTTAGGAATGGCCGTATAATCATAAAAGATCACATCAGGGAATGACTGAATGATATCCGAGTTAAGTTCCCATAAACGATCTGAAGTTCCATTCAATCGAATACACAGTGTCAAGCCTTTGTTTCGAGCTTTAACTATACCTGATTTAATTGATTTTTTTACGTTCTTATCAAAACGTAGTTGATCAAATACCATTGCAAGAGTTTTTACAATACGTGCGCGAGTTACACTGTAAAATCTGCCCCTGCCTGCTGTGAATAGACAAGCAGCGCGGCATCCTGCGCTCGATTTAGGACACATATTGACTCCCGACAAGCTGGCTGGAGCTAAATAAAGTATTCCAGTTAAGTAACCTTTTCCCAGTCCTTTCTTAGTCTTAGCATCAACGGAGAATCCCAAGACACATCTATTATAAACCTTTTCAATGTCGTCCATTGTGATCGGCACATGTTTCAGGGGAAATTGAGAACCTAGGTCAACGTTGACCTTATTAATTAAAGCAAGTCTTTTAATTGTATTCATATCAATTAACCTCGTTGTTTTTAGAGTCAATGTATCCAAGTCTAATTCCTAATCTATCAATATAATCCAATGTAGTGGACGCATGTTTATAAGCCTCATTTAGTTCGAAAATGCTAGCTAATTCAGCATCATAGCCTAAATAACCTATAGAATCATATAACATGCGTCTAAGTTTTAAATAGTCTTGTTTATTCATGCTGCACGACGCTTGTTAATAAAATCGTACTTAATAACATCACATGGTATCATATTCCCTGCAATATCCCTGTCAATAGGTTTAAGAGGCAATACGGGACCCACGACGTGGCGACCCAATTGAAAGTCAACGTGGATCACATTGGACACATCAGGGCTATTCCTAAGTGAAGCGTTATGGCTTGGGTCGGCATGTTTTTCGCTTAGTTCGTCTAGCACGCGCTGTTTAGAGTATTCGGCATCAGCCGGATCGATCCAAGTGGTATCGGTATAGTACAGATGGACCCACTTAAAACCCATTCTACAGCGCTTGTTAGCGGATACAGTCGGATTGTATGCCTGTACGCCATAGGTTCTAAAAACTTCATTAGAGATATCAACACCATATAATGAACCAAGGTCACCTTTGTTTTTCAGTTTGGTCCAATACTTGGAATTAACTTGGACGGATACCTTGACTGTGTCATCATTAGAACGATATACATTAGTGATTTTAAACATATTAAATCCCTTTCGTTACGTCATTGTTACCAATTAGGCCAGACCTATCCACCAAGTTACCATCATAGAATACCGCACGAATGAATTCAGCGTCAAGTGTGTCAACTAAATACTCTAAACCTATTCCTGTTAGTCCTGAAAGTGTGTCTGAAATATTGGTAGTCATGATCTACCAAACCAATCGCCGGACACAGTATAACCCGTAGTAGCTGCACCGAATGAGTTAGACAAAGCAAGGTAGACTAACAAAGCATGATCGTGATTAGTATAATTCTCGTTATGTATTAGTCTGCCCTTATAGAATACCGATACCGTATACATGTTAACTCCTTTGTTATGTTCTGACAGATAGATACTAATGCATTCAGCATACCAGACAGATTAGACTAATAAGTCAATAATTTCAAGCATTGTGTCATCACAACAACGTATATTTAGTTGACATCGACTAGAAGTTAGACAGTAAATGGGAATAAACTAATAAAAATGAAAGATGCCCCATATGGTTTGAATGAGTCGATTGACTCCCATATGAGGCATTAGGTAGGGTATGGCAGGACTAACGGTTTTTTAAGGGGTCGACCCTTCCATGGGTCGGGGATTTTAAACTATGCAATTAACTTCAAAGCTACATCAAACAAGCTTTGATTAAAACTAGCATCTTTATCAGAATTAGGCTTAATCGCCCTACCTGCCATTCGGCGCACATTAGGCCGTCCTACGGAGTCAATAGATTGAAGCGTATAGGCGATATTGTTACCCTTGACGCTATTTTCCTGTGTCAAATTGTACGTGCTCCATAGATCCAAGTTCTTATCAGACTCACGGTTAGGAGTTAATAGTCGATGCTTTACTTCAATCGAGTTATCGGGAGTCAATAGCTTGACTGCCTCTAATGCAAGGAATTCACGTTGACTAGGCGTTAGGATAGTACGCTGCATTAGGCCGATAGTCTCGGATAGTTTGGCTTGCATACCTAATGCCGCTAGAATGCCCGTGTTCAAATTGGCATATGTGTCGCCATTGTGTCGGATACCATGTTTAAAAAACGAAGTACCAGTGAATAGGCCGTTTGTGCATACCATGCGGAATATGCCAACATGAAGCCTATCGACTCCTCGACCCATGTGTTTAGAATCATACACTATGTCTAGGAAGACTCCATCGGCCACTTCGGGACCACGATACCTTGACAGGGTCCGCTGAAAGTCTTTCGTTGACTCAAGTCTACCCTTCCCTGAAGAGATGCTAACAGGTAGCAAGCCATTATCTACCATAACTTGTCCTACCTGGGAAGCTTGGATAACATTAAACTTGTCTGATACCTTGGTATGCCTTTGGTCTTGGATATAAGAGTTTGAAACATTAAGGTTATTCATATTGGTCCATTCCGGCTTATTCAGCCTGTTATGATTGAATACTAAAGCAAGCAGCATACCAGACTAATTAGGCTTATAAGTATATGAAACTATTCAAAGTGTGTCATGGTAGCACTGTCTAAGGATTGCAATTCGACTAAACAATATACAATCTTATGCCTGGGGGAGTGCTTGTATACGCGGTACTTGACTCCCATACCTTTTATATGCGAGATGACAAATCGCGTAGCATTATAATTTCATTCATTTAAATTGCATCGCATCTTAATTGACTGCGGTGCATACCTGCGTCAATGGATCACTATTCAACTAGATCGCTTTCGATATTCACTATTCACTACTGTATCATAAACATTAGTTTTTAAGAATCTGTTTACGCGTTTTGCCACGCTTGGAGTCATTGATATAATTTGTATCAAAACCCTGGTATATGAGAACATGGCATCCACCGAGTCGAGCCATGCCATGCGACCCTATAGCATCTCACCGCATCGCGTTATACTGCCCGCCAGTGCATTCTATCCAATGAATGAAGCTAACGCCTATAGGTTAGCATTGTACCGCACTGCGAGTCAAGCGAGGCGTCCTATACGGCACATACATTGCAATAGCACTGTGTCACGCGTGCATGTGTATAGCCCCATTGACGGCCCATGTGTCCAGTCACCGATGACACAGCCACGATTGATTCGAATTCCTTAATTGATTCACATATTTACGTGAAACCGGTGTTCCTGTGTCCCCCACGACACAAGCCCCCATATAGTTACAAATAGTCTAATGATATTATAAGGTTATATAAAAATAATTCCTAAAAATTATTTCCAAATTTTACAACCCTTTACATCTATCCATCTAACCCTTCAATATTATTACATAAAAATTTTTCTATAAAAAAATTGACCTACTTTAACAAACCTGCTACTATCCCCTTAAGGAGACTTATGAGTAACTTACTTAAACACGCCGAACAAGAAATGCGCCTAGCTGGTCTTTACGATGAGGACGCCGATTACGGTGGTATGATCCCCGAAGCCGTCCTAAAAGTGGTTAAAGTCTTCTCTGAAGAAGGCCATTCTGGTTATTCAGCACGCCTTACGGGAGACATTCTACAAAAGGTTCTAAGGTTTCAAACACTTACCCCTATAAACTCGGATCCTCAATTTTGGATGGAAGTGTCAGCAGAACAAATGGGGAGGCCTGGAGTTTGGCAATCGACTCGCGACGGAACCTACTTTTCTGAGGACGGCGGCCAAACCTTTTATTGTCTGGATGACCCCGAAAAGAAGAATTTCCCAAAAAGATTTCGGGAGTAATCATGTATATCAAAGTTTTAGAAGAAGATCTTCTTCTCCCACAAGAACCCATGTTTTTCGCACAAAGTCTGCACCTCGGTGCTTGGCCTACTTACCAAGAGCCTATTACTGTAAACGCCTTCATGACAGATACTCCGGAAGAAGTGTCTAAAAAAGTAAGAGAAGCTATTGCCCGATACAATCCCATCCTCCCAACCCTTACTGGCGACTTTGTAACCCCCTCAGGGACCGTCTGGACCTCCAATGGACCTAATGCGGATCCTACCTTCCAAACATCCGGACCCCGTCTCGTAGAAGAGCTTCAACAACTACTTCGAGATTTGGAAAAATCACAGGGGGACATATTCGATTCATCTCCAAATTATCCCAAGGATTGTGCCCATCAGTGGAAATCTTATGATGGTTTTACTGACAAGTACGACTTCTGTGAGAAATGTGACCTAAAGAGGTAAATATGGCAAAACTATATCGCGTAATTTCATACGTTCTCGACTTAAATGGAAATTGTGAGTCTGACCAAGAACTAATATCTCAGATAGAGAACAATAAATATCCCGAATTCCATCATGTTAGAGAAGTTGACTGTGTTGAGTTATGTGAATGGAGTGATGACCATCCTGCCAATAGAACAGACTGCGATTTTTCTATATATTTCTCAGGATGTAGTGAATATAATATATGAGGAACGTTACCAGCAAAATCATAAATGGTCCCTATGGTTCAATAAAACCGATTACCTTTAAAAACTTCCTTTCTCTAATCGGAACCAATATCCATCCAGATAATACGTCTTATGCTATTTTTTCTAAAAAAGTTCTATTCGACAGGTATGTAATCAAGAATCCCGATATTTCCTATCCCTCTTATAACAGTGAAGTTTTATATTTACAATACGATAATGTACTACCTTCTGATATTCTTAAGCATTTAAACATAGAAGAATGCGATAAGACCTCTTTATTGGATATGGTCTATGATATCGCAACGACTTCCATCTGTAATAATGGGAGTCCATCCCATCTAGTCTTAATGGCACCTCGTCTCTGGATGTGCGCTAATCCTAAGGATTTTGCAATCCACGGGTCCAATGTTGGCATGAATATTGCCTGTTTTTATCCACAAAAGACCATTTGTTGGGCTGTAAAGAAGGGTGAGCTATGAAGACTATTATCGCCGGTAGCCGGGGCATTGAAAATCAAGATAATGTCAATATCGTTATCGGTAATTCCGGTTTCAATATTTCTGAAGTCGTCTCTATGCAAGTGGTGGCCTCATGAGAGACTATATTGAACAAGAATTATACGACGTAATGACCCAATTTATAGGAATGCCTTGTACTGATGGTATTATTCCTAGTATTAACAATGAATTAATGGCTTGTTTGCATAGTCTTATCAGTAGAGGAATCTATCTTCCTAAAGAACTTCTAGGGTTCAAACCAGTTGCACTAATAAACGGTCCTCGTGCGGATATCGTATGGGTGAGAGAATGAACTATCTTATTAGGGAAATCACAATTGACCGACAAAGCTATACTTTTCGGGTTAAAGAGCCCAAAGAGGAAAATTATTCAGTTTCCATGGAAGTCTTTGCCATTTTGGGAGAATGTGTTTGGGAAAAAGGTGTGACCTATGATCCTCCCAAGAAAAGTTACGAACGAAGGGACGCTACTTAGATTTACTCCTATTCTAGATAATTGCTTTTTGGGCAACTTAGACCTATCACGCCAAACATCACGCCAAACATCACGCCATTTTGGCATTACCTATACTTATACTTACTTAAATCATCGGCACCCATTTGCATTAAGTAATTAAGTAGGTTCCGTTATTTTTCCGGAAGATCTGTAATAGACTTGACCTACCTAAAGATCCGTGAGATATTGGTTAGATGGCAGGTGAGTTGGTCAAGTGGAGATATCCACACGTAAGTTCGATTCTTACACCTAGGCGAGGTTGCTATATGGGTTCGATTCCCAGGTCTGCCACACACTTTAACGAAGGAGAGAACATGAGAAAGCTATTTAGATTCAAATACGAGCCTTGCAACGGCACCTGCTATGCTTGGTGTGATCACTTGCCTCAGGAACTTAATAAGATGCCCGATGAGGAATGCCTAACTACGGTAGCTATCATGGTTGAAGCCCACAACCGTCTTTGTGACAATCCAGAGTACTCGTTTGGCGTAGATATGGACGATAATACTGGGATGTTTGTGGCCCACTTTCGCACTCCTGCTAGTACTGACACGTTCTTGGGAAATGAGTTCGGATCAATCGTTAAAGAAGTTTGTAAGATGGTTATGGCAACCTATATTCCCCAAGTATCGGGATCCTGTGTTTACGGAGATAACGGAGCTGAGAGTCTTGGAGAAGAAATTCTTAAGGCCTGCAAAGATGTGGTTTTTAGAAAAGCTCATCATGACAGCTGCCCTTGTATAAAAACGGCTTAAAGATCTCAATGATTCAAAGGAGGAAACGTGATTTGCCCACAATGCCTAAACGATATGATCAAATCCAAGGCCACAGAGTATGGTGAGGAGTACGATTATTGTCGTACTTGTAAGAAAGAACTTTCTGAGATGGAAGTTAAAGTAGTTTTGGAGTTGGTGGACGATCCTTTTAAGGGATATCGAGAGGAACTATTAAGAAAAAACATAATTTTCACCCATAGCGTAAACAATTCAATTACTACAACAAAGATCTCCGTTCATAACGCCGTATTTGGATCCGATTCCTGTTTTAACACCAATACTAATTATCCCAACCACATCTTTGACAGCAGAAAAATTCCCTCGGCACATTTAGGGTTTCGTTGTAATTGTGGTGGAGCAGAACTTGTCTGACGATATGTTTGGTATTTCTGGTTTGTGGAAGACTCGTCGTTTCTGGCTTTGCCGAAGTAGTCTGCCTTTATGGAAAGCATTAAAACTCATTAACATACACTGTATTTTACAAAGGAATCCTACTAGAGAAGAAGAAAAGGAAGCTATTAGATCTTATCCATACAATGACACCAATAAGTGCAGATGTCGAGATTGTAGATACCATAGATTTTGTAATAAATATTCTTGACTGTCTGATCCACCTTTAGTATCCTGGTTATGTGGTGGATGCGTGGGAACCGGCAATACGGACCAAGCGATTGATCGCCGATATACTCCTTAATTGGAAAGAACTGATCATGGGTACGGGAAAGCGGCTTACCCCAATCCCCCTGAACCGAGCAGGTCTCGTGTCATTCAACTGGCACACACTCGGAATGTTGAGGGAGTGGGAACCGCACCAGACGCGGACCAAATAGATCCGTAGGGCATTGGGAGCGGCCCAGTAAGAAGTGGATAGAATCTCCCAGCTTGGTCCTAACCCAAACCTTAGGTGGGGGAGGCCATTTTGATGCAGACAAACGGCGGACCACTGCGAAGGAAAGTCGCTAACTTACCAGTCCAGATCTCTTTAATCTGCTAGAGCGGTTCGAAACGTAGTCTAGCCCGGTTTGCCGATGGGATATTCGGCTAAACTTTCGGAGTTAGAATGGAAAACGAAATCCTTATAATACAGAGCAGCCAGATAACGTATGGTCAGTGCGGCCATTTCGAGTTCGATAAGATGACCGATCAAGAAATTGAAAAGGTACCAAATGTCCTACAAGGTAGGACCGAATTACATGGCATAGTAAGATTTATTTGCTGCGAGAAGTGTTTCCATGCTATGGTTTGTACAATGAGTAAGACGTATGGACTTGAGGGATAAGATGAATAAGATACTAGAAATCAAGTTCGGGTCGCATTTATACGGCACTAATACTCCAGAATCAGATACTGATTTCAAGGGCATTTATCTTCCTACTGCTAGAGAAATTGTTCTAGGAAATTATAAGAAAACGATTGCTAAGTCCAGACCTAAAGCTTCCTGCGAGCGAAATACCAAAGACGATATCGATATCGAGATCTTTAGCCTGGATCGCTTCCTTGAGCTTTTAATGGAAGGCCAAACTGTAGCATTGGACATTCTTTTTGCTCCAAATAAGGTTTATACGAATAATTATTATGGCGGAACGTACGAGCATATTTGGCTAGAAATTTATAGAAATAAAGAAAAATTGTTAACCCGTAACGTTAATGCATTTGTGGGGTATGCAAGACAACAAGCGGCCAAATATGGAATCAAAGGGTCCAGGTTAGACGCTCTCAAAAGAGTTGTAGCTTTCCTAGAACCATTGCCTGATTGGGACCGTCTTGGCGCATATACTACAGGGATAGATGAATTAGTGAAGACATGTTCTGACCTTATTTCTCTAGAAAAGACTCCTTTGGTTGAAATCGTCAATATTCCTGGTCCCAATAAGGTTGACCTAATGCCACATCTTCATGTATGTGGTCGTAAGGTAGGTTATGGAACTACGGTAAAGCTGGCTAGGGAATGCTACGGTAAGGTGTTGGATGGATATGGTAATAGGGCTCATAAGGCCCATCTAGCGGGTGGGGTAGATTGGAAAGCCCTATCTCATGCTGTTCGAGTCAATAGTGAGGCCCTAGAACTTCTTTCTACCGGCTTCATTACCTTTCCTCGACCAGACCGGGAACTTCTATTGGCTATTAAGTTAGGCCAAATGCCATACGAACAGGTGGCTGAATTGATCGAACAAGGATTGGCCGACTTATATACGGCTCATGATAAGTCATCTCTTAGGGATAAGCCAGATCAAGAATGGGCAGATAACTTAGTTTACGAAGTGTATTCTAAAATAGTAAAGGAAACAATATGAAAAAGAAAACGATTAAAATTGCTGAAGATGTCCTAGATTTGGTCCCAGATGCTTTCAAGAATCTTCCAGATGTTGACTATCGATTGACCAAGACCGAGAGTTCTAGACCTGGATCTGTTTTTCAAGGAGACAATGTTGTTGGTCCTGCAAATATTGTCAATGTTATTGGTAAACCTGGAGTTAAAGTATTTCAGCGCGGCGGTGGCGGCTTTGATCTAACCTATATTCGTACAAGCCCTATTGTTGAGGTTCTCGATACTACAGATACCACTATTACCTTCAGAACAGAAGGTGGCGTCTATAAACTTGAGAGGGCCTAATGACCAAAACTAGATTATCCCATTTCCTAGATCACGAGTTCCACAAATGGAGCGTTGAAGAAGATGCCTCACGCGGTTTAATTAGGATTAAGTTTCAAGGATCCTTTATGCTAGGAAGCATGGTTATTTTGAATCATATGGTCCCTATGGGAGTAACTCTCAAGTTCTACACCATGGGTTTCTGGGAATCACTTTTTACCAAAAATGGCAGTTGGAGAACAAAATGAGCGGTGGAAGTTACAATCGTGTATATCTTGAAGTGGAAGAAATGTTAAATAATCTTGAACATGTCGATTCCGATCCTCGTCGTGCAGCCTTTAAAAAATTACTTATACTAGTAGCCAAAGCCATGCATGATATTGATTTTGTAGATTCTTTTGAGTACATACCAGGAGATGACCATGAGGCCATAGACGCAGTATTTGCTTTCCTAGGAAATAGTCCAGATAATGTAAAGAAGGCTGCATCCTATGATAGTCTAAAACAAACACTTGAAAATTTCTTTAGGGTGGTGGATGATAGGGAGACTCCTTTGGAGAAGGCAGAGAAAGCTCGTAGAATTCAGCTGGAGACTTTGGCAGCCAATAAAGAGTTATGTAGGAAGGGTCTCTGCATACACGTAGATCACTTGGAGTAGTTATGACTATTTGGTTCACATCAGACGAACATCACGGGCATCGAAATATTATTACTTACAGTAATCGCCCATTTAATTTTATTGAGGAAATGAGTGAGGTTCTCATCGCAAACCACAATTCTGTGGTTAAGACCGACGACATCGTTTATCATTTGGGCGACTTCTCTCTGAATAAAACCGCTCCGGGGCTAATCTTGCCAAGACTTAATGGTATCCATCACCTAATTGCTGGTAATCACGATCATTGTCATCCAGTACATGCCAAGAATCCTGCAAAACTTGAAAGGTTTAGAAAAACATATTTTGATGCTGGCTTTAAAACTGTTGAACTCAGTGACCAGTTTACGTTTGATATTAAGGTGGTAAAAATGTCCCACTTTCCTTATTTTGACGAAAATGCTCTTTTTGATCAAAGATATCCCAAACTTAGACCTATTGATGATGGAAGTATTTTACTGCACGGCCATGTTCATAATGCTTGGAAAACTCAATTATCTCCTAAGGGTAGCCTTATGATTAACGTGGGTGTGGATGCATTTAACTATTTTCCAGTAGCTCTAAAAGAGATTGAACTGTTAATTAGAAAACATATTGGTCTGAGTGTGTAAGAACAAGTTCAATAAAATCAAATATTTGTGATAAGTACACGAGTATTATCCAATCTTAACCATGCACTCATATAAGAGTCAAACACTAGGAGTATCAAATGTCGCTATCTTTAGAATCTAAGTCCTATCTTATCTCTGGAATGGGATCTACCCCAGCTGGTAACGAACTCATTAACGCAATCCAAAACGAATCTGTCCTTTCCGCTGATTCCTTTACGCGCCTTAGAAGCGCCCTTGATGAGGACGATGTTGCATCAAATTTTCAGGCATGTATCCTTGGAACTTATTCGCTCTCCCCACGAGATATTCAGTTCGTTAAGGATGGCTTCTCCCTTCCTGTTTCTGCCTTGCAGTCAGTGTTGGATAATTTGGCCGGTGGAGTTCAATCAGCTCCCGCTTTCCCCAATTTTCTTCCTAACATTACTCCAAATGCCTTTCCTAATGCCTTCTTCAACACTTCTCCAGTAAACGTCTCCATGCCTGCTGGCTTTGGATTTGCAGTTCAATTCACAGGCCCCGCCCTTCAGCAATGGGACGTTTTGACCTTCCCAGCAGGTAGCGCCTTCGCTTCCACTGGTCCTGGTAAGTATTTTGAATTGTTTACGGGTGCAAATACCAATCAATACTATGTTTGGTACAATGTTACTGGCGGAAGTAATACTGATCCAGCCCCAGCCGGATTTACTGGTATCGAGGTTACTATTGGTGCCCTTGATTCTGCCGCTACCGTTGCTACTAAAACAAATACCGCTTTTGCAGCTTCCGTAGCTCCTGTGAGTCTATTGGGTGTGGCCGCTACTTATGCCGCACTAGCCTATTCCGCAGTCACAGGCTCTACGGTTGGTTCAGGAAGTACTATTACCGGCAATATTGGTATCTATCCTACTGCTGGAACTTTCATCACTAATTTCCCCCCAAGTACCTTTACTGGCGAAGAAGATACTCCTACGCTTAATGTACCTAAGGCTCAAGTTGCTCAAGCTGCTGCTCAAGCTGCTTATACCTCACTTCAGGGAATGACTCCTACCGGTACTTCTGGAGGCCACATTAATTCCGAACTTGGTGGCCAAAGTTTAGCAGCCGGTGTTTATGTTGCTACTTCCGGAACAGCCGGAACATTTACTTTGAATGGAACCCTTACTCTTACTGGTTCTGCAACTGACGTTTACGTCTTTCAGACGGCAAGTACTCTTATTACTGGCGGAACTCTCACACCCGTTATTTCTTTGGGTAGTGTATTACCCGGTAATATTTATTGGGTTGTTGGCTCTTCTGCTACCATCAATGACAGTTTTCCTGGAACTTTCCAAGGTAACGTGATTGCTCAAGCAAGCATTGGTGAAACTTTAGGCGGTACCATAAACGGTAGCATGATTGCTCTTACTGGCGCGGTAGTTTTTACTGGCGAGGGTGCTGTCAATGTGACTTCTAGTGGTCCAGGAAGTCCTGGAATGGATGATGCCGCTTCTTTTGTTAATGGTAACGCGGTTACGGTTGTTTTGGCTCCATTTACCGCAGCTGTAGCAAGGCCTTTCTTCTCTCTTATTGATGGAACCTATCATGGAACTCAGACGGTAACGATCTCTTCTGGTACTCCTGGAACAGCGTTCTACTACACAACGGATGGATCTATTCCAACTGTTGCCAGCACGCTCTATTCTGGACCAATCTCTGTGGCTGCTAGCAGGACCATCAGAGTTCTGGGAACTTTGGATGATTTTGCAAATTCTGCCATTGCCAGCGCGACTTACGTAATCACCTAATCATTAAATAGTTCAACAATATCGTGGACTCGGGATTTCTCTCCGGGTCCATTTTTATTTGTACTTCTTTGGTTTTTCATGATATACTAATGAGTGATGTTCAAACCCTCTGGAAATCCAAAAGTTTTAGAACTTACTAAGTCTATTAGGGAAAGATCTTACAATCTCTCTTGCCTTAAACCTATCAAATTAGAAGAGCTAAACGATAAGGGCAAACCCAGAAGACTTTGTGCCTGGTGTGCCGTGGAAGAGATCTTTGGTGGCAACCAGAAGTATTGCTCCAACAATTGCTCCACTTCGGCTATGGCTTGGAGCTACCCACAAAAAGAAGACGCTCTGAGATACCTCTTGCTTAGGCAGGACTGGAAGTGTGCCCATTGTGCTTACGACTATATGCCATTCCTAGAGAAAATAGTTGAAAGAGATAGAGAACGGAACCGCAGTTGTGCGGTAACCTGTTTTCTTGACTTTGCAACTCTTCCTTGGTACTACTTCAAGAGGCTAAAGGCCAAGGTTCCTGGAGACAGGAAACCTGAGGTCGATCATGTGCTAGCCATTAGCAAAGGCGGCCATTCTCTTGGATTGGAAAATCATCAAGTATTATGCTATACTTGCCATAAGATCAAGAGCAAGATCGACAATTCTGGAAAAAGAATTAAAAAAGTTGACATTTGACCGACATCTTGGTAAATTAATTATATGAGTTATACAGAACAAGAGTTCAAAAAAATAATCTATGCCAAATATCCAAATAAATATATTACCGTAGATATAGATCCTATAGACTCAAAGATCTACGTGTGTGCATTTGATGTAGCGGCAGAGTGTAGAAAGAGCCTTCCTTTAAAACTAGTATTGGCCACTCATATATTGTATGATGGACAAGTGTGTAAGGATTCGGATAATTTATTTTCTTTTCCTCCAAAAGTTATGACTGGATCGAAAGCAACTTTCACTATAAATGGTCAACATGTTGGTTTTATGGATGGAGATTATTTTACTATTGATGACCCCCATTCTGTTCCGGTATGCCAATGTGGTAAAGAAAAACATGGTTTCGCCAAGCATTCCGATTGGTGTGATATTAAGGAAGGTGCCTAATGTGGGTAATTAAGCAAAAGAAAAGTGGAGAGTTCTATCTAACTTATGATAGGGAGAGAAGACTTTCTTATAATTTGAGAGGTTTGTGGGAGTATATCTGTCCACAGGATAGTACACAAGCCTCTTATTTGATCAGGGTTAATCAAGAAGCCGGTTATCTCTGTTGTAATGATGATGAAAATGGCGTTCGAATGTTAGTATTGGAGTAAAATATGAGTTATGCCCTATATGCTGTAATAGCGTTTTTAGTATTGTTTGCGATTCTTCTTCCATTCGCCATTGATTGGTTTTTCCATGATAGGGAATTGGAGAATGCATTGCCAGACAGTTTACCAGAGTATTCGCCTGCTGAGTCTGCGGCAAATATTGGTATGGTGGGTCTATCGAAACAAATTGCGAAAGATCTATACAAATCTAAAGATTCAGAGCCAGCAAATCCCGACCTTGCCCCATATCTTGATTCGAGCACCTATACCCTTTCTTGGACACCAGGTGGAACGGATCTTCGCGCAAGTCATTCTACAACTAAAAAGAAGTCTAAGAACAAGAAAAAGGCTAAGAAAAAGACCAAGAAAACCAAGAAGTAATATGGTTTTTGGGCTATTTCTATTAATTATTTCTTTTACTTTATTTGTGCCTAAAAAGAAAAAGAAGACCAAATTAATCCTGCACAAGGGCGGGAAAGTATAACTCTATTATGTCGAATATTATCTGCTGGATCTGCAATGACAATTTTTCTTTCAAGGATTACAAGGAAGCCAAGCTATTGGATGAAAATGGAAATAAACCTTGTCTTGAATGTATACTTGAATCAGAAACCCTATCTCCTGAGGAAGAAGAGCAATGAGTTCTGATAAAATTTATCTTAATAGGGATGAGCAGGTCTTTCTGACGGAAATGTTAGAAATAGGTAATGTCGAGGATGCAGTTGACAAGTTTGCTAACTTGTTAGTATTAGAAGGAGCAGATCCTACAAAATTAAAGAAGTACCTTGCCGCAATTATGAAAAGGATGCCATAATGTTCCAATCCAAAGCTTTAAAAGAATGGCCAGGTCAGAAAAAATCTAAGATCTATGATTGGTGGATCGATACCACTATGTCTAAATGGTACTATGACTTTATGCATAAGTTCATTGAGAACCCATTTTTTCAATTGAAACGGCTTTGTCAGTGGTATCTTAATGTATTTAGGTATGATTATGACTTCGACGGTCACTCCTTATTTGGTATCATTGAGTACAAATTGAAACGATTAGAAAAATGTCTTATCAATGGGCATGCATTCCAAGAACCCATAGATATGAAAGCTCTTAGTCTGGCAATTAAACTTGCTGGAAGACTCAAAGACGACAAATACGAAGAAGTTGGATATAATAGGATAGATAAAATTTGGGGTGAAATCAATCTGAATTGGGATGCACCAGAAGGTGTTAGCCTAGCTTCTAGGCCCAATGTCAAAACCGATGAAGATAAGGAACAAGAACGAGCCTATTCCATGATACAGTATAGGGCCTCTGAGTACAGGATGAAGCGCGAAGAGCGTTGGCTCTATGCCATTTTGCACAAGTATCTTAGAAATTTGTGGGATTAATATGGAAGAACTTAAGAAGTGGGAAGAACTGACTAAAGAAGAGCAAGTGGCTATGACAAAGTTGCTCAGCAAGGCTAGATTTGGCCTACTATTTGCAGCATTTAAGTTCCTTCTAGGCCTTTTTGTATCCAATATTCTTACCTTGGCCTTTGGTCATTACCTTTTAGGCGACCCAAGCGAGACTACCTGGTTCTGGTTTTGTCTTGTTACATCAATCGTCAATAGTATTTTTCTATCTAGATATTTTAGTTCTCAAATGGACAAGAACAATGATATATTAATGAGTAAGATTAAAGAAATTTTGAAAAAGCAATAAAAAGGGAATCTCAATGAAAAATGAGTTCGATGTATTTTCTAGTAAGTTTTCGCACGATATTTATTTGCAGAAGTATTCAAAAGATGGAGTAGAAACATGGAGTGATACGGCTAAACGAGTTACAGAAGCGGTATGCTCCCAACTCTTAGATACGAAAACTAAAGAGAAGATCTATAACATAATCTTGGAACGAAAATTTATTCCAGGTGGACGATACCTATATGCTGCTGGTAGAGAGTTTCACCAAGTAAATAACTGTTTCTTATTTAAGCCAGAAGATACCAGAGAGTCTTGGGCAGAATTGATGAATAAGGGTACCGCATCTTTGATGACCGGAGGTGGTATTGGTGCCCCATATTGTAAGCTAAGGGAAAAGGGAAAGAAAATCACTAGGACTGGTGGCGTATCTACTGGACCGATTGCCCTCATGAACATGGTCAATGAAGCTGGTCGCTACATTATGCAAGGGGGCGCTCGTAGGAGCGCGATATGGGCCGGTCTTTCTTGGTGGCATGGTGATGTAATGGACTTCATTCATATGAAGGACTATTCTGATGCCCTCAAGGCGGCTAAACTTGCCGACCTAACATTTCCACTTCCAATGGAAGGAACCAATATTTCTGTTATTTACGATACGGAATTCTTTATTGCAATAGAGAATGAAGAGCATCCAAAACACGAATTGGCCAAAAAGGTATGGCTTGAAAATTGTAAACAAGCCTTCTCTACGGCAGAACCAGGTATGAGTTTCAATTTTCGTAAAGATAACGAGAGTTTGCGTAATGCTTGTACCGAAGTCGTCAGCGAAGATGATAGCGATAAATGTAATTTGGGAACTCTCTGGCTCAATCGAATGAAAGATAAGAAAGATTTGGCTGAAGCAACCAAATATGCCACGTTATTTCTTCTTTGTGGGGGTATTTACAGTGACACTCCTACACAAAAGATCAAGGAAGTCGGGTTAAAGAACAATAGGATTGGCCTCGGCCTCGGTGGTATCCACGAATGGCTCATGGCAAAGGGACAGAACTATGAAGTAACTCCCGAATTGCATAAATTGCTTTCTGTTTATGAACAAGAAAGTGACTCTGCAGCCTTTATGGGAGCCAAACAACTCGGAGTATCGGTTCCCAAGGGAGTGAGAGCTATTGCTCCCACAGGAACGATTGGGATCATATCAGAGAGCACTACCGGTATCGAACCCTTGTTCTGTAAGGCCTATAAGAGACGGTACTTTAAAGATGGCAAATGGATGTTCCAATACGTTGTTGATGGGTCTGTTAAGAGATTGCTAGAACAGGGAATTAAGATAGAAAATATTAAGGATTCAGGAGACTTGACTTTCAAGCAACGAGTAAAATTTCAGGCAGATGTTCAAAATTATGTCGATATGTCAATTTCTAGCACCTGCAATATGGATAGTTGGGGATCTCCTTCAAATAATGAAGGCAATTATGAAAAAAATGCAGCAACATTGCTTAAGTATGCAAAGCGTCTTCGTGGGTTTACTGTTTATCCCGATGGTGCTCGCGGAGGACAACCTCTTACTAGAGTTAGTCTTGAGGAAGCATTGTTAGATGAAGGAAAGGTATTTGAGGACCAAGAAAGAGAATGTTTGAATGGGGTATGTGGCCTATGAGAGTAATTTTTTTAGATTTTGATGGAGTGTTAAGATCGGTTTCTTCAATGATTTACAATAATCGCCTCAAACTTTTGAGTCTTACCGATACTCCAACCCATGAATCTTTCTGTCCAATTGCTTCCTCCAATCTTCAATATATTTTGGAAGAACGTCCAGATGTACAAGTTGTGGTTAGCTCTGATTGGCGTAAGAATAAAACACTCAAGGCCCTTCAACATATATTTAAGGTAAACAATATCCTTCCTGAAAGAATGATAGGAACCACTCCAATCGCCAAAGATGGTTATAGGGGTGACGAGATTAAGGCCTATCTTAAGGATCATCCAGAAGTAACCAAATTTGTTATTATTGATGACCATGACGGTGTGAAACCATATCTGAAAAGGCTAGTAAAAGTGGATGGTAGGAATGGACTGACATTCACTGATGCCGATAAAGTAATTGAAATGCTGGGAGGCAAATATGAAGAAAGTAAATAGTAAAGTAGTTAAAAGTATTAAGAAAACTGAAAAAAATAATAGCTATAATCTCTTGATGTATACTGAGGATTCCTCGCCCAAGATTAAGAGGTTCAATACCTTGCAGCAGGCCCAGGATTTTGTGGATAAGTTTAATAAAAAGTATCCAGACCACATGTCATTTGATTCTGGCAGTTGGATCGATTATTTGGTAACAGAAGTATCGGGAAATGTTCACTTCTTCACAGACGGAATTACAGTGGAATGAGATCCTATGGAGATATCCCTCTATCTCACAGGAAACATATAGAGGAATTGGAGAGCCTAGAGCATTGGCTTAATGTCCATAGCTCTTCTACTCCGGCGTTAACTATGGCAAAAGGTATGGTTTGCATGGCATGCGACTACTACTCTATGCAGATGGAAGAAAATGGGGATCGACTCTTAAAAGTCGCAGAAAGTACTTGTCCTGGTTACTTTAAGGGTCCGTTCCTGATTCATATAGAAAATGACGAAGAGTTCGCTTTTTTGGTAGCAATGTTGGCACAAAATCCGCTATGCTTACAAATGATGATGTCCTTAGGACTCGAAGATGAATGAGTTTACTTGCCAATACTGTGGACATCATTGGGAACGTAAGAGTATGCCTAAAGAAGTTGTTTGCCCTAAGTGTAACGATACCAATATAAAGCTGGTGATCCGTAGTAAGAAGATAGACTACTATGCCGGATCGCCTCCATTTGAGAAAGAGGACCCGGACAAATGGAATTTATAGAATGAGACATTTGAAGGTTAAATCAATTTTATTTATCTTTATGATTTGGGCCAGTCTCCTTTCTTTCTTGGTTTATTCCGTTTATAAAGAATTGAGTAATTTTGAAAGCACTGTTCTGCATAGGCCACTGAAGCTTGATGAGATAGTCAATCCGTGATATAAAGAATTAGGAGGATCCCCAAATGACTTTACCCGATGAGAGAACAAGATCTATACATAACACCAGAGAATTCCTAAGGAGCTTATTGGATCCTAGCAAGACTCCAAGGGTGCCTAAAGAGGTCAGAAAACAGGCTTATTGGTGTTTAAAGCACTTTCCAAGCGATCATGATATGGAGTATGCTGCAGATGGCGCACCCGATCATTTTGGTTTTATAGAAGAAAGAAAGAAATAGTATTCTACAGCGGGGCTGGGCCTCAACTCTCCGACGCCGTAGATATCTGGGGAAGCTTTTAGTGTCAGAAGCCCCTCTTAGTTGGAGGGAAGAAGTTGGTTGAATTCCAACCCCCGGAAATATTTAAGGACTAATATGACAAAGATTTGTGTAATTTCTGATACCCACTGTAAGTGGAACAAGCTAATTATTCCTCCATGCGATATTCTCATTTCTGCGGGCGATTACTCGTTTCGGGGAGAACTTCATGTTGTAAAAGACTTCCATAAGTGGCTTCATAAACAGCCAGCCAAGCACATTATCTCTTTGCAGGGCAATCATGAAAAAATGGTAGAAAGCAACTTTGCTATATCTAAGCAAACAGCAGAAGAGGTTTGTCCTGGAGTTATCTTTATAGATGAGGGATTGGTTGAATTGGAAGGTCTAAAGATCTATACTTCAGCAATTACGCCTTTTTTCTTCGATTGGGCTTGGAATAGATATCCAGGTGAAGAGATACAGAAACATTGGGACCTAATACCTAGTGGTATGGACATCATTGTAACGCATGGTCCAGTTTTCGGCATTTTGGATGGAGTTTTAGAATTCGATAAGAGTATGGGTGAAATGGGACTCAGACATTGTGGGTGTCCATCTTTGTTGAAAAAAGTGTTTGAAATCAAACCCAAATACCATATCTGCGGTCATATACATCCTGGTTACGGCAGAGAAGAATTGGATGGCATCAATTTTATCAATGCCTCCATTTGTGATGACGACTATAGAGCAGTAAACGCTCCCATTACTTTCGAGATTTAGTCTTCTTTACTGCAACTAAGTCCTTCTCGTATACATAGACTCCGTCTACAATATTTCCAAATCCAGTCCTTAGTGTAAATTCAACCCAAACATTTTTCCTATCGATGCCCTCATCGTTGTCTTCAGCGCCGTAATGCATTACAACGCCCACCGGACTCTTCCGGCTCAATTTGGCCCAGGACCATATGTACAATTTGGGTAGATCTTCCGTACCAATTTCTTTCTCTCCTTCGCCGTAGCTGTCATCGTTTTGGATCTTTTTACCGTAGGACCAACTAAAGTGGCTAGAAAACCAATCAACCAAATTCTGTTTGGCCTTAACTTTTTGACCAATCTTAAGCTTATTTTTCTTACCCTTAGTCTCGTCTTCATCTGAATCATACCTAAAACTCATTTCGTTACTCCTTCATTCGTGCTACCAAATCCACCCGCTCCACGTTCAGTATCCGAAAGAATATCAGCGAACTCGGGCTCAATAGTTGGATAAGGAACAATTATTAACTGGCCAATCCTATCTCCCTTTTTATATACATCGGGAGACCAAAGCATACTAGATTGTTGGCATACTCCAAGATCTATCTTAAATCTGAAACAAATTTCTCCACGAAAAGATGAATCGATGACCCCGACAGAATTAGCGAGAATAAGAGCGGACTTACTGATAGAAGATCTGGGAAACAATAGTCCAACAAAACCTTCTGGTATCTCGACAGACAATCCGGTTTTATACTCGACATAATACCACTGAGACTTACCTTCCTCAGAATCTACGGCTATACCATTTGAAACAGCAGTAATATCTAACCCGGCATCCCCTGGCTTGGCATAACTGGGCAAAACTGCTTCTTCATGTAACTTCTTAAACTTAACTTTCATATTTTCTCCTAAAATCGAATTTCTAACCCCACAATGTCGCGACCAACATTTGGAGTTTCCAAACCAGCCGAACTGATATGCCTATAGTACACCCCGATGTAGTTTAAGTCCATATCTTGTACTCCCCAATGTACATCGCTCATAAATTGAAACGGACCTCCCAAATAAGAATCTGGAATGGAAATTAGGGCTGGTCCAGTAAATATGGATACTACCGTTCCATTACTATTCACTTCAAAACCTAGTTGGCCAGAAATAAAAGCACTGCTATTTCTACCATTTCCTGAGTCATCTATCCAAAAACCACCCATACCTCTTTGCTTTAAGGTGCCCCATAAGTCCTCTTGAATGCCCAAGGAAACCATCCTAGTGCCATAACTATTGGAAACACCGATACCTACGTTGGTGATGACCTGGTCGTCTTGAGCATAGGAAGCAGTACTTAGGAATATTCCAATAAGTACTATCCAATGTAAATTTCTATAACTCATTGATTTTCCTTAATTTTGTCTATTTTGTCCTGGAGTCTCTTGGCTTGTTCTTTAAAGGCGGAATCTACTTTTTCAAACTTGCCATCAACCGCACGTAAACTATACTCTATTAAGGTCTCCAAATACTTGATTTCTCTGGAATTTTCTGTTTCTTTAGGTATGATTTTCTTCTTGGATCTAACTGCCATACCCAAGAATAACTTGATTATGCCCATAAGTCAAGGGATGATATATAGGATATGAGCTAAACCGTCAATCTTATGGTATAGTCCCTAATTGTTTTCGAGGTATTAAAGTGGCCGATCAAGAAGTAAAACTTAAAGTTGGTTTAGAAGTCAAAAAACCAAATCTTTCTGAGACTCAAAAAGCTTTTGAGGATTTGGTAAAAAACACCCAAGCACAACTAGATAAGTTAAAACTTTCTCCTGCTGCAAGTCAAGCCGCGTCAGGCGGTTCAATCGCAAGAGACAATAATAGGCGTGCTGCTGAAGTAGAAGCGAAACAACATAAGGATAATCTCAAAAGTGTTGGTGACTACCTAAGGATATTAGAGCAAATAGGTAGAGAAAAAGAAAAACAGAGTCGTCAAGAACATATAGCTCAAGTCCGGAGTACCGGTTTGGCCCAAATTGCTGCTGCGGGTGGTGGCGGCAGAGGAATGATCCCATATGGAGGAATGGTTCCTTATGGTGCTGGAGGTGGTGGAGGTTCTACTGGAGGAGGAAGTGCTAGATTCAATCCTTTTGGAGTTCCGGGTTTCACTACAGGAGCCCTAGGTGCTTTAGGAATGGCAGCAGACTATATTGGTCGAAGACCCATCGACATAGCTAGAATGCAAGGTTCGGCTACCTCCATGACTACGGGCCGCCAATTATCTGAGGCTAGAAGCGGAGAATATACATATGAAAGTATGTATGGTGGGGATAGAAAAAAGGCTCAAGAAACGGCAGAAACGTCTAGAAAGTGGGGAACAGTAGCGGATTATGCTATGGGTGCTTTAAGCGCGGCTGCAGTGGTGGCCGCTCCTTTTACAGGAGGATTAAGCGGTCTAGCCCTGGCTGGAGTGGGTGCTGCAGGGTTAAAATCAGCCATATTCGATAAAGGCATCCTAGACCCCCAAAAATATGCTGCATACAGTGGTGAACAAAAAGCTCAAGATTTTACTACGATGTTGGCGTCTTTACATGAAATGGGCCCATATAGAAAAGATGCTATTGAGAGGCTCAAGGCTACTGGCGAAAGAGATCTAAACATGGAGAGGAGGTTAGGATTAAAAGATTTTGGACCCGATGGTAAGACAGGAGGTTACCTGGGTGCTGGTGGCTATTTGCAAAGCCAGATGGACCTTGGTTTTACAGATGAAATGGTGGTTAATTCATCCAAAGGAATACTAGGCGCTGGCGGATCTACCGCCATGGCGCAACAATCCGGAATTTCATTGCAAGCTCAGCGCGGTCTCGGGCTAACAAACGCCGATCAACTTTTGGGTCAATTAAGTGGAACACAGAGTATTCCAGAAACTAGTAAAGAATCCTTAATTGATATCTTCGCTAGAGGTTTTGACGCTTCTAAGTATGCCGAAGAAAATATGAAATATATGCAAGCTGTTACGGAGCAGGTGTATAAGGGTGGCACCACTTCTACAGAATCTACGGATAGGGTTGCCGATCTTATTCGGGCTGCCATTGGAACTGGTGCTCCAACTACTAGAAAAATAGAAGCTGGTCAGTCTGCCTTTGAAGCATATAAAGCTGCGAGTTCTTCGACCTCTGGATATTTAGGGGGAATAAATTACACTACGGCATTACAAGATCCTTATTTGAAACAGCTTGGTGATCCGGCAGCAATTAGTGAAATAATAAAAGAATCTGCTGAAGGTTTCGACGGGACCGATACGGCAGTAATCGAACTAGCCAAAAAGACCGGTTTTCCTGGAGGAGGAAAAGAAATGGCGGCCTACCTCAATAAATTGTTTGGAAAGCAAACCTTAGAAAAGGCCATAAATAGACCTAAGGGTTCCCTAGAATTTGGAAGAAGGAACATGATCAGGGAAAGCGAGGGCTTAACGAACACACCAGCCGTAAAAGCAGCTCAGGATCTGCTTGATGCACCAGAGGGATCAGAACAAAACGATAAGTGGTTCTATGCCGGTGCAAAGCAAGCAGCAGCAAGAGACATGGCCAATAAGAATACGGGCAAGGCTGGAGATACTGCCGTACAATCCTCTGCCATGAATGCTGAGATTTCTTTACAAACACTAAGCGATAGCATAAATAAATTTGCCGCCGATGCTATGGACGCTGCCAAGAAATTGTCTGGTGAAGCCGCTGCCGGAAGGGCCGATGAGAAAAGTAAAAACGCAAACGATTCGTCATGGGGAGCCAACTATCCTGGGTCTATCCTTAATAGGAGCGTAGACTCTATAAGTAGATTATTTCATCCTAAAAATCAGGTTACGGGCAAGTAATGTCTAAAGCATACACTTATTATGTTAATCCCGTAGGTTCTGGTGCAGGAGAAGACGATCAGGTTCATGTTACAAGCTCTTCATGGGTTTTGACCTTCATTTGTTGGAAATATAGGGACACTTATAGGGTAGATGATAGTATTAACAATAGCCCAAACCAAAACGTTAATGCATTGAGTGCTTTAAAGGCCACTCTTGATCCGTTAATAGTAGTCAATGACTGTATAGGCGTGTCTGTAACTTGCAACAAAAACACCTTTACTCCAAATATGGAAGCTACTTTGCTTCAAACAGACGTTAATTATCTCACAGCTGTAGCTCCAGGCGATTTCGTATTAATCAATATGGTTAATTGGCAATCTAAGGCCGACGATATCTACCAAAGAGCTAATTCTGAAAAAACAGGTTCAATAAATGGTTTTAGTGATGGATTTAAGGGTATTTTTAAAATTCAGTCAGTTAGGAGAATTACGGCAATAATAGATCCAGCGACTGGTAAAAAGGGCGTTGTTTTTAAAATTACGGGACATGCCTTTACCGAATTCAACAACATGTTGTATTTTGATCCATCGGTCGCACTTCAGACAAAAGATATTGGTATCTTTGCTAAGCAAATAAGTGAAGTATGGGAGCAGTTAATAAATGCCAATAAAGATTTAAGTATACAGGATTTAATAAAGACCCTAATAGTTAGTTTTATAGGTTCCAGTTCGCCTAAAAGTGCTGGCGCGGCCATCACTGGAAATCAGTTTCAGACCCCAAACGATAAATTTTTTATGCCCGCAATAATCGGAAACTTATTAAATATACCTAAAGTTACCGTTGCAGCCGACATATACAATTATTGGTTTGGACTACAAAAGTATTCAAATACTGGTCCCCATACTTCTCCCCAATTGGGATTAAATCCGGATATGAATGGGGACACTTCAGATGATTTCTATTACACAACCACTCCTGTCGCTGGAAGGGCTATCTTGGCACCCGAATATTGGAATCAAGTCAAAGCTTGGGATATATTAAATCAATACACAAACGCACCATTAAACGAATTTTTTACTTGTTTTAGAGCAGACCCAGCCGATGGAACCATACTCCCTACAGTTGTGCTAAGACAGATACCCTTCACAAATGAGGATTTTTACACAAATAATAAAATTTCCCCTGGAAGCATTAAAACTACTATGTTCTTGAGTATTCCCAGATGGAAGATTTCTCCAACTATGGTCATATCTCAGGATATTGGTAGAGATGAGGCTTTAAGGATCAACTATGTTCAAGTTTTTGCTAGGATGCTGCAAGTCAGAGAGGGAGGGGCCGATTATACTCTGGAAAGCGCTAATCATAATTACCAGTTTGATATAAACGATATTCAAAGAAGCGGATTAAAGCCCAAAGTTAGCGCTAGCATGTTTGATCTTTTCTCTATTCCTGCCAATCAGAAAAGCATGAATAGCCCAAATTGGGCCAAGATCCATGCAGATGCAATGATTGGTGGCCACCTCAAAATGAGTGGCACTTTCGTATGCGCTGGAATAGAAGATCCAATAGCAATTGGAGACAATTTAGAATTTGAAGACGTAGTTTATCACATAGAACAAGTTGTTCATACATGCTCTATAGATCCTGCTAGCGGAATCAAGATCTTTAGAACCATCATAGGCGTATCTCAAGGAATATCTATTTATAGTAATGCGACTAATGGAACATCTTATCCAGAAATGTCTTACACCAATGCTTATGCTGAAAGAGAGTGGGACAATAAAAATAAGGGAGGCCAAATCTTGCCTGGGGTATCTGAAAGTCAGGCCACTCCTGCCAGGCTACCTAATGTGGATGACGTTGAGTCGCCTTTGGATGAACCAAACACTTCTTTACCACAACCAAAACAAACTCGGCAAGATAGTACCCCTAATACCAAAAATATCGGCGTTAACGATAGTGGGAAATAAATATGACTAATTTTTTAGATAATGGGACTATAATACCGCATGGCTTACTATCTTCCTGTGATCCTTCGGACTTTTTAAGGGGGTTTAATAAATCATATAATAATACCTCTCTTAGAGCTGGTGTAATTAAACGAACGTATTCTGTTAAAAATCAGAGTAATGTTAGTAAGCTCACCACCGAGTATGATGTAGAGGTTATTGAGCAGGACATGAATAGAGGGATTGCTCCAGTAACCTATAAAAACTGTATGTCTGTAGATTCATTAGGAGGTATAGCTGATTTTTTTGAGAAGAATTTTAGGGAACAAACAAGGTCAAACAATTTCCAGCTACCCCTTACAAAAGGACAAAATGGTGCCACCGTATTAGTTCTTTGCTTAGATGCCACTACAGGAAAAGGGATAATATTGGGTGGACTAAATCATCCCGATCGCCCAACTACTTTGGTAGACTCTGAGCCCAGGCTTGCCGGGGAATATAACGGCGTCTCTGTCACAGTTAATCCGGATGGATCTTGTTCTTTGACTTTCAAAGGCGCTACCGATAGCTATGGGGTTCCTACAGATCCTTCTCAGGGAAATACGGTCTTCCAGATTAAAAAGGATGGATCCTATGAATTTAACCACTCAACGGTCATCATCAGTGCAGACAAAAGTGGGGTTCTTACCATCAATGCCAAGTCAGATGCCAATGTCATAGTCGGTGGAAATTCTAACGTAACTACGGCTGGAGATACCAAAATAACCACTACCGGTAAGACTACCATAACCTCTAAAGAGATTGATTTGAATGGTAGTATTTCAGGGGTAACGAGTGCCCAATCTCACCAGCAAGTTATCGACCTTATTACAGGAATTCCGTGTATACCAAGTAAAACTGTTCTCATTGATGCATAATTTTTATGTCTATAAGTGGTTCGGCCTTAGCAGCACTGATCCAGTCCAATGTAGATAGCCGAATGGCTCTAATTCAGGGTTACCATCCATTGCAACAGAAAAATCCTTTTTATTATATCCAATTCGCGCAAGCTATTGGAAATGGTATAGTTTCTGGTGGACCTACCATCTCTTTTACAACAAATGATACGGGTAGTTCCGGAGCCCCATTGATAGCAGGAACTGGAGCAGGAATCGGAATAGTTACAGATCCCACCTTTTTTGTACAAGATCTTTATACTAGAGTCAGAGATTACGTATTGCAAGACTTTGGACAAACATTGCACTCACCCTATCCACCCGAGCCCGGCAATTCTGGACAATACCTGCTGGCCCTATGTGAAGGAATAAACGATTCCTTTCTGTCTTATTTTCCTACTGCATGGACCTTAGTATCATCGGATCCTCAAATCTATCAAGGAACTGGAATTATAAATGTCGGACAATTTTCCGGACTATCTGCAACAGCTATACAGTCAAGTATAGTTTCTGACGCCCCATCTCTAATGGGAAAGTTTTGGCCAAGGATTGCTCGGGCTATCGCTGAAAGCTATGTTGCTTTAATAGAGCAGCATTCTACGGGAACCGTTACTATTACTGGTACTTGCACCACAAGTGATCACCAAGTTTGCGGTATTCCCAGCACTGGAACGGGTTCTGGAACTGCAAGTTAGGAGCAATATGGAAAAGAAATCTGTTTATTTGGGGTATACAGAAGAAGAAGTAAAAAGGATGGAAAACAACTACTTTGTTCTTCAATTTGGTGGCGATTTTGTTCTGGAAGACAGCTATTACTTATTCTCTAAAGGAGAGGCGTCAAAACTCTACAATAAAACTCTGAAGAACTTAATCAGTTTGATTGCGGATGGATCGGAAAAAGATAAGAATTTTGCGCTCAATCTCATCGGAGGATTGGCTATAAAACCAGTCAGGCTTCATTAGATTGAAAAGATCATCCCAAGATCGCTCATAACTATATAATATGTTAAGATATATCTGTTTTTTTCATGTAATTCTTCAGTATCAATATAAAGGTTCAGTATTGCCTCAACAGATTCTAAGATATATGGGGCAAAGCAATGAATTTGTTGATGATTTTGGTTACACCTAAACTCACTCTTACAATGGATTTCGTACTTAATAGTAACTTCTTTTATTAACTCTGAATCGGATAAATATGAGCAATATTCTATATTTTCATCAATTGCTGTCCATTCGTCCGATTCGCTATCTATGAATCTAGAATAGACCAATTTTACTGTTTTTACTTGTTCTTCGGTCATCATTGTCTAATTATATCATACCTGAGGATTACCGACAATCTTATAGGTACAGAGGTTATATGCCAGGTATTCTAAATTTACTGACTTCAAGCGGCTTGACCGGACCTTCAGCGGTACCTATGGTATCTCTTACTGGGACCCTACCATGGTCAGCGAGTACGTCAGCAGGAAAAGTTACTCCTAGCGGTCTTGAAGCGGGATTTGTCGTTACCGATAGCTCCCCAATCCTTCCCGTAACTAGTAGTTTTTTCCCTTTTTTGACTCCTAAAGGACAACTTTGGGATAAATTGATACCCTATAGATTAGTGGTAATGGATGTTTCCCACGATCCCCCAGTAGTAGTAAGCGGATCTAAGCCTTCTGCAGTCTCCGTTAATCCATTGGGAAACGGAACCCTATCTTTTGAGGCTGTCACCTCAGCGTGGGAATTTTTTCTGCCAATTACCCCCCAACAATTGTCCATTACCGACGCTTATGCTATCAATACTTCTGCAACCTTGCGCGGTGTTCTGGAAGAGCATTCTGGGGTTAGATTTAAGAACATAACGATTCAGGGAACCTTCGGAGTATGGCCTGGGAGAGCAAGCATCTATACCGCTAGTCCTCAACAAGGTGGAGCATTAGGAGCATTGCAATCTGTTTTTGGTGGAACTATTTCCGCAATCAATGATTCATTAAGTAAACTTAATTCTATAGCCACAGCCTTTACTACCGGATCTCTATCGTCTAAACCCAAAACGGTAAGACCGGGAGATTCAGGAGATCCGGATAATGGCCTCAGTACTAGTTATTATCAAACTCTGATGCTGACGCAATTTCTGGAACAATATGCGGAAGCAAAACGCAATCCTGCTAATGCTGGATGGCGTCTGGTTTTTGATATCCCTAAACAAAATCAAAGTTTTGTAGTTACTCCGGTCGGTTTTACTTGGAATGAGAACGTCAATAAGCCCATGGAGATTAATTACAATCTGCAGCTTAAAGCTTGGCGTAGAATAAACCTAAAAGATAAGTTGCCAAGCGTTCCTTTACAAGTAACACCTTTATCTCCTAACATATTACAACAAATAACTAACACTATTTCTGCTGCACAAATTACTGCAGCTTCAGCAGTAAATCTAATAGGAGCTGTTAGGTCGGATGTTGATAACATTCTTAATATAATTAGACAAACTGGAATTTTTGTTAAACAGCTGTACGGAATAGGAATGGCAGCAAGCGATATGGCTAACGGACTTGTTAAGGATTGTAACAGTACGATCAGTCAGTTTGCTTCAACCTTGTCTATCTCAGGGCTTACGGGAAAGGCTGCTACAGATACTACAGTCCTAGGTGCCATTGCGGCAATGAAAACTCAAAATGCAACAAATGAAGGAGTACCGACACCTATAAATCCTCCTCCTCTCACATCTGCACAATTTGCTTTAAATGCCGCAGCAGGTAAGGCACTAAGCGCCCAATTAGCTGCAGCGGCGATTGCAACGAATGCTGCTTCATCGGTAGCCCAAATTGCAGCGGCAAAGGCTGCTGCTGCGTCAGCCGCATTGGCTGCCGCACAGCAAGCTAATGAATATAACAATATAGTTGCACAGATCAACGCCCAAACTTTAGCTTCTACAAATCCAGCTAGCATAGCTTTTCAAAATCCATTAAGAAATCCGTTACTATTCAGTCAGGTGCCTATTAGCGCCTTAACTTTAAATCCAGCACAACAAGCTGCACTCCAAAATGAAGTAGATACGGTCAATAGTTTTACTGTGGCGGACTTAAAGATAATGCGTGGAACTATCCTTACACTTTGTACCCAGTTATCCAATTCTTTTGGTGCGGGAAATGCATACTATAGCGTCCTGTTTAATCAACCAACCCCTCTAGTTCGTAACGAGCCCATGACTTTGGATGAGTATAATATCTTACAATCATTTTACGAATTAGTTCAAGCCTATGACGTTCTCACCGCTACTAACCAGATAGACAATAACCAAATCCTAAACAATATGGAATACGTCAGTGCCTTGGCAGCTACTTCCGGAATTCCTTTCTCGACTCCAAATTCTAAAATACAAGTTCCGGTTCCATTTGGCTTAAATATTGAACAAATATCCATGAGATACCTGAATGATCCTCAGAGATGGATTGAAATAGCGACCCTTAATTTCTTAAGAGAGCCCTATATTGATGAGAATGGTTTCGTTTACTCTCTTTTGTCCAACGCAGATGGTAGGAATATAGTAATTGGGAGCATCCAGGATCTTTTTGTTGGTCAAACCATTTATCTAAATTCCAATACTCAGTCAGCAACAGCCAGGACTATCATAAATATTGTTACTTTATCCCAAACAAGCTTTCTTTTGACTTTGGATGGGTTACCGAATTTAGATGGGTTCGCTACGATAGATCAGGCATATATCCAAGCTTACTTGCCAGGAACCGTAAACTCACAAAATGTCATTTGGATGCCTAGTGACTTACCCACCTCACCAGACGATCAGATTAACATTCCTTCTTCTGTAGCCAATGTAAAACTGGTCGGGTTAAGTAAAGTGGACTGGTTATTAACTCCGCAAGGCGATATAGCCATTGATAATGTTGGAGATTTTAGATTAGCGGCAGGAATTACCAATTTAGTGCAAGCCCTAACTATTAAGTTTTCTACACAAGTTGGGACTTGTCTTCTTAACCCAGACTTTGGGCTAAATGTTAAACCGGGGATAATGGTCTCAGATACGAGCGCTTCCGATGTTTATAACGAGATAGTGGGCATGATCACTGCAGATCCTCGTTTTAGCGGCATTAGCGGCCTTCAGGTAACTATTCAGCCCCCAAGTATGGGTATTAGCTTGGGAATAGGTCTATCGGGCATACAAGGTATTTTCCCCGTATCATTTCAATTACCTATGTCTTCGTAGAGATATGATATATTGATTATAGTAAATAAAACAATAGTTTTTAACCCCCAATCTTATACCTATGGCAACTAATCCAATACCACCAAGCTCAACTCTCCCACAGCCTCTTTCGTACGAGGCTATTCTTGGTCAAATGTTATCTAGCTATGCGAGTTCATTGGGAATTAATGATTTAAATACGGGTTCGGCCAATACCGCTTTCATGCAACTAGTTGCCTTAATGGTCGCCCGTTCATCTGGGGACATATTCCAAATCCTTCGTGATTTTAGTTTAGATAGAGCAACTGGTCCAGCCCTTAAGAATTTGGGTATTGAGTACGGCGTCCCCCCAATAGGTTCTGCCACAGCTACCAGTTCTATTACCGTTACGGACCTATCCTTTCAAAAAATTGCTACCGTTATCTATGCTGGAACAAACCCTCCAATCCCAGGATCTACCACAATCAATGTAAGCGACGCCTCACAATTCCCAGCAACAGGTACTATCTATCTAGGTAGAGGTACTGTTAATATTGAAAGTCGCCCATATACCCTAATAACTCCTATTGGATCTTATTATGCAATAACCCTTTCTTTGCCAACTACCAGGTTCCATAATATTGGTGAATCCATAATCCTATCTCAAGGTGGCGTTAGAACCGTTCCTATAAATACAGTAGTCGTCTCTCCCGGTGTTGGCACTACCGCTAGCGTTCAATATTTCGTAACTAATGCTGGTATCATCTTAGATGGCGAAACAGTTGTTACCAATGTTCCAATCACTGCCCAGCTCCCTGGTGCCACTAATGGCAATGTTCCAGGTGGCGCTATTTCAAAGTTTTCTGCTAATCCTCCTGGTCTATCCAATGCCAGCGTTACAAACCCTTTGGCAGTAACTACTGGCAGAGATGCAGAAACGGATGAACAGTATAGGGTTCGTATTAAAAATGCTTTAGCTTCTACCGGGCTGGGCACAGTTACGGCCATTGAATCGGCCCTCCAGGGAGTTCAGGATCCTACTGGATCTGATTCAATAGTTAGTACCGATGTTCTGAATTCTGCTACCAATACTACGGTTTATATTGACAATGGGGCAATTTTAGAAGCAACTCATACAGGAGTGGCTATTGAGGCCATAGTTAATTCGGCGCTAGGCGGAGAAAAGTTTTTCCAACTAGTAACGGGTGGAACACAAACTTCTGTAACTAAAGCTATTCTCCAAAGCGTTGCCGCTGAACCCTTTGCTCTTTTCGGTGGTGAATATTTAGAAGTGATTGTTGGTAATGTTACCTATCCCCATGTTTTTGTTGCAGCTGATTTTGCTAATCCTGGAAGTGCAACAGCCTATGAAGTTTGCGCTAGTATAAACGGGGACACTTCCCTCAATTATGAAGCAGTTACAGCTGGCAATGGAACTTATGTAGTTATTCGTCCTGAAGATCAAGTTACCGATATAATTCAGGTAACTACTCCTCCTGTAATCATTCCTCCATTAACTGACGCTAATACTGTCTTACAGTTTCCTTCACAAAAGGGTGAAACGCTAAGACTGTTTAAAAATGGTCGCCTTCTAACTGAAGATGGCGTGACGGCATCTATATTTACGCAAGACCAAGGACTTTGGTCTTCAAATTTAGCAACTAATGTAACATTTGGCCTTTCTGTGGATGGTACTGCTCCTGTCACGTACATACTGACAGATGCGATGTTTTTGGCCGAAGGCACCTACACCACTTTATCTCGCACAAATAACCTGCAATCTTGGGTAAACGTTCTTAATACCAATATTGCCGGAATTACAGCCTCTATCGTTGGATCAACAATAGAAATTAGTAGCAATTTAGGTGCCATAGATAGAGCTAAAATTACAGTTGTTCCTACGGCCTTTCCTTCTCTAACAGATGAGGGAGTGATTAGTTCTACCGACCTTACTTCTACCGGAATAGCGTCAGACTATATTTTAGACAGGAATACCGCACAAATTGAATTGACTAGCGCCCTAGTAAAAAAAGATTTGCTTTCAGCTGGTACTTACATTACACAGGCGAACATTCAAGCAGGAAATATACCTTCCGGCCTAGTTACCTTAACTTCAGATGCACATGTTTGGATTTCTATAGATACGAATGCTACCATCATTCCTACTATACAAAGAGGATCGACTCTATCTGTTTCCACCATATCCCCAACCATTGTTAGATATACTAGCAATGCCAATTCTTTTTTAAATGTTTTGCCAGGAGATTACGTCATCATTTGGTCAACAGAAATTCATTCCACAGATGATCTGGAAGGAAGAGTCCATGCTGTTTCTGGGAACACGTTAGACATAAAAATAACTGTTGCCGAGTATTCTCTGGTCACTCCAGTTTCAAATGCCCCATTTGTTCAAGGTTTTGTGGTTGTCAGGACCGCTAATGTTCCTCAAAAGTTTAAGGTCCAATCGTCTATTTCGGCACAAGATATCTATGCTATTGCCGCCGAGCTTCAACTTCAAACGGACGAAGTTACTTTTGGAGTCGTTAACGACGCCAATATTACGGTAACAACAAACACTCTAGGCAATGAAGGCCAGATTACAGTTGTTACTGCCGATTCTTTTGGGGCTCTTTTAGGGTTTGTCGGTGGAACTAACAGTGTTAGTCAGGAGGCACTAACGGCTTTCTATGAAACTAAAGCTACAACTGCAGAACTTCCATTATTTTTCCATTCTACTATCAGTGCTGATTCCTATGCTGAACCAATTGATACCTATTTGACCAATTTTTCTTCTACACTTTCTCTGTCTTCTTTTGATCCAAATGAACTTATTAATTTTCTAAATCCCTATGGAGTTCAACCGGTAATTTCTGGTGGCTCATCGTCTAGCTTATTGGGATCAGCGGCCACCTTTGCCCTCTTGGCAACTTCAATGATAACTAATACAGGGCCTAGCACTATTACTGGTGATGTGGGTGTAACTCCTAGTGGTTTTATTACTCCTGGTGGGTGGACGTTAGTAGGGACAACTCATACCAATGATGGAGCGGCTGCAACAGCTCGTACCGATGCTCAGACCGCCTATACCTCTCTCATGGGAATGACTCCTACCGGTACTTCTGGAGGCCACATTAATTCCGAACTTGGTGGCCAGTTTCTTGGTCCTGGCGTGTACGTAGCCACTTCTGGAACAGCCGGAACCTTCACTTTAAACGGAATCCTCACCTTAACCGGAAACGGCGTTTACGTATTTCAAGCCCCATTAAGCACTATTATAACTGGTGGAACGGGAACTCCAGTTATTACACTAGCTGGTGGAGCTTCAGCATCCAACATCTATTGGGTAGCAAATTCTTCAATTACCATAAATTCTGGCTTTACGGGAATTTTCGAAGGTACTGCCATTGCTTCTGCTAGCGTTGGTGACACACTAGGGGGAACTGTAAATGGTAGATTAATTGCTCTTACAGCTGCAGTAACTTTGAGCGCAACAACTATAGTTACCGCCCCCGCATCTCTTCCAGCGGGTGGCGTTCTGACATTGGTGAGTGGTACGGGAGATACAACGATTGCCTATTCTGCATTTACTATACCGTTACAACCTCTTCAGTATGCCTTTACAGTAACTTCTGCAAATGCCACTGTTGGCGCAGTTTATAGCACCAATGGATTGTTTTTTACAGTTTCTACAACAATTGTAGGTGGTACGACACTAACCTTAGTTGGTGCTGGTCTTATTGATGACGAACAGCCATCGGAAGAAACCGTCCAAATGTGGGCAACTGCTGGAACTTCAGTAACAATTCTTCCAGAATACCCAGACGTAAGACGCCTTAGGGTTGCCGATAGATACTACGTAGCCAACCCCCTAGATTTTGGATATAACGATACTGTTGTCGTTATTGTGGACAACAATACGGTTGGTGAAACTTATACGATGCCTCTCTATAGGAGAGCTATCGTCAATAGTCTTTGGCCAGCAAACGATTACAGCTTTGACGCTTACGATGTAGATGCGGGGGCAACCGCAAGCTTCGACGATAACTTTACTGGATTTGATTTCTCAAACTTCAAAGCATTAATGCAAGCCAAATACGTTATCCAATCAGCATTGGTGCCACAAACAGCGCTCTTGCTTAGGTCTATTCTTTGGGGTCGTAGTGGTGAAAATATAAATGTTTCCTATGTTTACCCAACATCTGCTAATCAACCTATTGGTTCCAATGTCACCATTACTAGTGCTGATAATGTCAGTATAGAAATTAGCTTAATGTCCGGCAATCCAATTAATTTTCCAGGTATTACCTCCAATACACAGTGGAATGTGAGCACAACGGGGCAACGTACTTTCACAGTACCAACTGCTGCAGCCGCTACTGTTGGTGCGGTTTATACCAACAATGGCCATATATTCACGGTAACTACTACAAAGGTTACTAGTGTAGGAACTACTTTAGTTACGACTAGTTCTGGAGTACCCTCGGCTTCTGGAATTCTTACAAAAATTACTGGCACGGGAGATGCAACAATTGCTTTCTCAGCGTTTGTTTTTTCGGGAATTGATGAAGTAACGTACACCTATGCGGGAAACTATACGTTTACGGTACTACTTGCCGCCGCCGCTACTGTTGGCGCAGTTTATACCAACAACGGTCAAACATTTACCGTTACGACCACGAAAGCTGGTGGAACGGGAACTACACTAGTTGCTACCAATTCTGGCGGCGCGCCCACAGCTTCTGGAACCCTAACGAAAGTTAGTGGAACTGGCGATACCACAATTGCTTTCTCAGCATTTACTTTTTTAGGCGCAGGCACAGCTCCAAACCTAACTTTAAGTGGGGGAGAATATGTAACAATTCTTCCTTCTACTGGATTTAATATAGAAGACACGGGAACATTTAGGGTATCTACGGCTGTAGGATTTACTCCCACTTCTACTTCTTTTAGCGTCCAGGTACCAGCAGGAACTGCATTTGCTCAATCAAATGTTTTGACTATCGCCGCATCAGGCATGAGTTTCTACAACTCTTCCCCAACAACTGCTGCAGCTATAAATACCTACATTAATAACAACCTAACCCAATACATTACTTCTTCAATAGTAAATGATGGCGGAACTTCCGGATCTGGAGTTATCGCGTTAAGTAGTTATGAAGACAGCGGTTTCGTAACTCCATTTTACTACCTAAATGACGGCATTAACTGGATAGCAAATGATGGCCAATACGTATTTACCGTAACTGCTGCAAATGCAACTGAGGGCGCTCTATATACTACCCTGAATAGCAACAATCAGTTACAATACTTTACGGTTATTACGACCATTAGCGGTGGCACGTCACTTAATATGGCCGGTTCAATTGGAACACCTCCTGTATCAGGAATACTAGTTCTCGTAAGAGGAGATGGAGATGCTGCGATTACCTACTCAGCTGTCTCTCCAAGACCACAATTTACTTTTAAAGAGCCACTCACTTACGCTACCCCTCCACTTGCTCCTGGATATAGCTTTTTTACGAGTGGGGATGAAGTAAGGCTCATTCCAACTACCATGGATCAAGTCCAAAGACTGTGGTCTATTTTAGCTGTGACCGGTTTTACTACGGTTGGAACCGTGGAAGTAGTGGATCGCGGTACAAAACTCCAATTAGCTACGAATACATTAGGATCAGTAGGGGCTATTCAAATTGTTGGTGGAAGCGGAAACGAATACACTGTTCCTGTACTGACTTCCGGTGAACTTCTCGGCAACAACGAAATGCTAGTTTCTGCAAACAATATCGCAAGTCAGGCTATGGCCAGTGATCAATGGTTCAGGCTTCAAGCGCAAAACTATCAGAATAAAGATACGGGAATCGGCAATAATACCAGTGTGGCTATTGTAAATAATAACCCTAGTGGTGGAGATTCTACCATAACCCTTCTAAATCAAGAATTGGGCCAATTGTATTTCGGTGGTCCTAGAAATAACGTTAGTGTGGAAGGAAGAACTTTTAGAATAGAGAAACAAGGATCCCTCGCTTGTTTGAGTTGGAACGGAGTCGGCACTTCTCCTGGTTTTAGCTCTTCTGTAAACTTTAATGACTTAGGAGGTTGGGTAGTTAACGTGTCCGCATTGGGAGTTTATTCCATATCTTCTACTCCAGCTCCCACCCCAAGCATATTAGCTTCTGCAGCAACATATGCCGCATTGGGAGCTTCTGCAGTTGTGGGATCTGCTATAGCATCGACTCTTACTGGTAACTTAGGTATTTACCCTAATAACGTTTCCTCTATTACGAATCTTCCTCCAAGTACTTATACTGGAACAGAAAATGCTGGTAACGCTGCTGCTCAGACCGCTCAAGCTGATGCTTTGGTTGCGTACAATACTATGGCGGCTGAGGTAGCAACTCCAATTCCTGCCATTTTGGATGGCCAGACTCTTACTCCTGGAGTTTATACCGAAATTACGGGAACTTTTAATTTGGCGACTTCCACAGCTGGAACCCTGACCTTTAATGGCGCTGGAACTTACATCATACATGCAACAAGTACGCTTGTTACCGGTGCCGGTGGAACTCCAACGATGACCCTCATTAATGGAGCCTTAGCGAGCAATATTTACTGGATCGTGGGTAGTTCTGCTACCATTAATTCTGGTCATACTGGAACCTTCCAAGGTAACGTTATTGCTTCTGCATCCATAGGCGTTACTCTTGGTGGTACTGTAAACGGAAGCCTTATAGCTCTCAATGCCGCAGTAACATTGAGTGCTGCTACCATTATCAATTCACAGTCTACTTCTGCTCCTTTAGTTGCCGGACATACCAGTTTTTCAGGTCTCACAGTTGGCGATTTAATCACTATTTCTGGCCTACTTAATGCTAGTAATAATGGAACTTTCTTCATAACAAGTGTTTCTCCTGACGGACTTTCTTTTACTGTTTCAAATTCATCAGCAGTTGTAGAAACTGGAACAGCGGTTCTATCTGGAGCTTTTACGGCTACTTCCTCTGTTTCTGAAGGAGATACTTTAATAATCTATCCTCCATTTGCTCCCATTAATCAGGGACAATATAGAGTTATCCGTATGTCCGAGGATAGTGTTTGGTATGAAGATCCAAGAGCAAAAGCATTTCCTACGGTTGTAAATATACTTGAAGAGGAAGTTACCTGTATCGCAAATCCTGTAACTACCACGTTCGACGCTACAACTGGTTTTAACGTCTCCATTTTGAATGGAATTGAGACAATAAGCTGGAATGGCACCGGAACTCCTATGATGTTCCCCTTTAATCTCCCCATTCAAGGGAATGTCGCTACATTTGGATCAGGATTCCTTAATACTTATACGTTTACTGTAACATCTGCTACGGCAAATGCTCTTGATACGTACACCGATGGATTAGGCAACACCTTTACCGTAGTAACCTCTATTGCTTCTGGAACCACTTTAGTTACTACTAGTCCTGGAGCCCCAACTACTTCCTCTGGAAGTTTAGCTAGAGTTACTGGTTCCGGAACCAACCCAATCCTATTCAGTTCAGTAACAATCACTCCTGTAAATCAAGGAAGCTTCGTAGTCGTAGGATCTGGTTCAACTCAGCCACAAATTGCTCAATTTATTTTCCCTCTTGCAACAAGTTTCACTCCTTCTGGTCCTGGACAATATTTTGAGTTATTTAGCGGAACTCCTGGCAATAAATACGCTATCTGGTACAATGTTAGCCCTGGAAGCAATGTAGCCCCTATAGTTCCTGGATTTACTCTTATAGGGGTTACTATCAATAGCGGAGATAGTGCCGCCACAGTTGCTTTAAAAACATATACTGCCATTAATGGGTTCATGGTCGGATTAACGGCTTCCTATGTTTCTCTAAGCAATGTAGTAGCAGTAACAACAACGGCTTCTGCTACTACCTTTCCGCCCACTATCCCCGTTTCTATGCCAACAGGTTTCAGTTTTGCAATCACACAACTTGGCCAAACAGCATTCATAAGCGTTATAAACCCATCTGCTGTTGTACAAACTGGGATTTCTTCTGTAACTTTTTCAATAAATAACCCACAAATTCAATTTTTCCCATATGAATCAACCGTTCCAGGAGACAAATTGGTGGTTAATGGGAACGCTCTTGGTGCAGGGAATGCCGGGACATATCAGATTCTATACGTTACTAGCCCAACAACTGTAGTTGTTTCCGGAAATGTCTTTTCAACAATTAGTCCCATAAATTTGGCTGGGAATTCTACTTCTGTGGCCGTTCAAGAAGGTGTCGCTTATACTGGATACAAACAGGTAGACTTTATATCTCCACAAGAAGGTGTTGCTAATTTTAACAATATTGTGTTTAATACCTCTGCACAATATGAAAAAATTGATCCAGCTGCAGATATTGGGATGGTCGCTCTCAATAAGTTAAATTTTCCAGTGACCGTAAGAACCGGGATAGATGCCTATAACTATGACACGGGTTTGATCGGACAAGCCAATAGGGTTATTTATGGAGATCCACGAGATCCTGTGACATATCCAGGAGTTAATGCTGCAGGAACAAATATTTTTATTAGAGAGCCGCTATTAAAAAGAGTCTTTATTGCTCTAGCCATTAGAACGAATATCGGGGTTAGTTTTGCACAGATTGCCAATCAAATACGGTCCTCCGTTTATGCTCTGGTATCATCCAATTTGATTGGTGAATCGATTGATTTGTCTTCTATAGTGGAAACTGTTAGACTAATACCTGGTGTGACATCTGTCGTGTTAACTAGCCCTACTTATGATGTAGCTAGCGACGAAATTGTTTTGGTTACTGGACAGAAGGCCATAATAATTAACCAGACATCCGATATCACCGTAAGCCTCATAGGGTCATAATATGGCAGTTACAACACAAAAACAGGAATTGGCTCGTCTAAGAAGTTACCTTAATCCGTTTATTCGTGGGAATACTACTACAGCCGTACTCAATTCTTTAGCAACCGCTTCCTCTTATTTGGTAAATTCAGTACAGGCCGTAAATGACAGCCTCTATGTTGTAACTGCCCAAGGAGTATACTTAGACCTACTTCTGGCCAACTACGGCATTTCCAGGGATCCAACAGTCGGTATTGGTGATGAAATCTTTCGTACGATTGGTATTCAAGTTAAGAATCGTAAACAAGTTAGGGATCTAATTAACAATATTCTGGATGCCGTTTTTGGAGACGAATTCGTAAAAGCTACTAGCAATGCTCAGAATGTAGAGCCTTATGCTCTTGTGGATGGCGACACTTTAGTCATAAATTTTGATGGTGCTAATACCAGTACTATTACTTTTGACTCTGCCCAATTTACCAATATTCAACTTGCTACTGCCCAAGAAGTTGCCGATGCCATTTCTATTGGGTTAAGCGCCCTCAATGTTTCTGGAAGTGCCATCCTAAACAATGATGGTAATGGAAACTATGTTCAATTGCTTAGCGATACTATTGGAGCAACCTCCACTATCACAGTTTTGGGTGGAAGGGCCCAGAACGTACTCCTTTTAAATTCTCTAGAGCAAACTAACGGCAATTCTTCCACCCACTGGCAACTTCTTGGTGAATTAGGTGGAATAATGAGATTTACTTGGATCAGTGGCGCTGACCCTAATTTGGGTAAATTGCACATGGGAGACTATGTAAATATCTACGGTGGTGGATTTGCGGCATCTTCAAATCAGGGAACTTTCCCCATAGTAAGTTTTGGCGAAAATTATTTTGAAGTTTACAATCCCCAAGGAACTTCTGGATCGGTAACGCAAGGGCTCTTTGAGCCTGGAAATATTGACAATGTTGTTCAATTCTATTCCCCTCTTAGGGAAACTATTTTAAGCAAACAGTATTATGGTGCTGTATATCAGACCCAAAGCAACATATTACAGATTTTCATGCCTGCTACCACTCAGGTTGTGTCCAAAAGTAGGATTGGAGCGGCATTTTTACATGGGGTAACCGAGCAACCGGTAGTACAGCTTATATTTCCTGCAGGTAACACTCCTGCATTTCCTCCCCCTCCTTCTCCGTATCCTCCTTATCCTCCATCTCCGTTAGTTCCTCCACCATCTATCGGTCCAGCTGAATATTTCTTAATTGATGATTTGGGAAGTGCCTATCAATATTATGTTTGGCTCAATGTTTCTGGTGGAAGCAATACGGATCCGGCTCCTAACGGATTTACTGGTATAGAAGTTACCATTAATAGTAGTGATTCAGCCGCTGTGGTCGCCAACAAAGCCTTTATTGCCATAAGCACTGTTCTTCCAACACTGACATATACTGTAGTGGACAATGTTATAACTATGACGGTCGTTGATCCTCTTACGGTTGCAGACGCAGGACCAACTACTCCAACAACATTAGGCCCTTATATTTTTGACACACAGCAAGGATTCGTAGTTGGCGGTGCGGTTACAACTTTAACGGAAAGTGTAAATGGGGGAGTGAGCAATTCTATAATATTCACCACCCCCAGTACGGCTAATGCTACGGCTGGTGCAAAATATACCAATAATGGCCAAGTATTTACGGCAGAAGATACTATTATTGCTGGACAATATCTTACTGCGAATAGCACCGGTAGTCCCTCTCCTTCTGGAACACTCACGTTGATAAGCGGTAGTGGGGATAGCACGATAACCTTTACAACATATAGTCAAAATAACGGGAATATAATGGCCGTGGTAAGCTCTGATGGATTTCCAAATACTAGCGGATATCTCATAATAGGCTATGGTACTGAACTGCAAGAAGGGCCAATACCATATATAGCCGTACCATCTAGCGGAACCATCCTCATCAGCCCCGTATATTCAATTCAACAGAACCACCCAGTTGGATCATCCGTATTCCTAGTTACGCAAAAGACTCCAATAACGTTACCTGATGATGGAAGCTATTATCAACCCTATTTGACGGATACCGCAGTTGGCAGAGTTTATGCACAAAATTTGATAGATTCTATAACTGCGGCAGGAGTTACTGTTATTTATACGATTTTGTATCCCAATCCAATCGGTTTGGGCGGTTGGGAAAATCCAATAGCAGACGAGATTGCTTACGTGTACGGACCATGAGGATAATTTATGGCTAATTCATTAGTAGTAAGCGCAGGACTATGTAGGCTTTACGTGAACAACGTTATTTATCCCGTTACTCAAAATATTTCAGTTAGCGTCGATACTGGAGAGTACTCCATTTATGGCATCAATAGCCCATACCCTCAGGAGATAGCTGGTGGTGGACAGAATGTAGTCAGAGGGTCTGCTGGAATTCTTAGGACCAAAAACTCAGGTGGAGTTCAAGCTGTGAATTTGAGACCGTTATTTAGCGATGTTGCCGCATCTAGTTACGTTTCCTTAAGATTAGAGGATAGAAGTACTGGAGAGACGCTTTGGAGTATACCTAAGGCTAAAATTTCTAACGTTAAGGAATCGGTAGCCACCAAGGGTACATACCACATCACTTTTGATTTCATTGGTCAGATTCTATTTTGGCCTTTAGATCTGTCTTAATTATCTACCAACTCTCCAAAGGTGCCGCAATTGAGCTTTTCTTGCAAATTCAAAGGTAGTTTATTTCGTACTAACCTGACGTATCTCGCATTTCTTGGACATCCGTTTCTACCCAGACTATACGATCCACTATTATAGCTAGAAACTATCTTGATCCAATTATTCCCATATCTTTTTTGTTGATATCTTAGATAAAGTGCGGCGTATTTTACACCCACTTCAGGTCTCATCAGTTCTATAGGCAATCCCTTAAACCCCAATTGTAATGCCGTATTGTACTTAATTTGACAGCTTCCATAACTAGGAGTTCCGTGGTCCATAGGAGAATAACTCTGCATAAACCCACCACTTTCATGGTTACAGATGGCTAAAAGTAAGGTTCCAGAGACCCCAACAGACTTGGCAATAGATATAATTGTAGTTATTACTTCCATTCCACATAATAACCTAACAGAATGGGAAAGTCAATCGGTACGAACAGATCTAGTCTTTTCTACCTTTTCTACATTTAGTGGGCACGATTCCAAATCGGCCTTATCTTGGGGCAACCTGATCGCATGTGTTTGTCCTACCCAGATGTCTCCATTTTGTAATAGCACCCAGACATCTTTCCCAGCCAATTGTGCCAAACTTCCCGCCTGGCCAGATCCACAGATAACAACATCACCTTCTACAAATTCGTTCATTGCTTGATAATTCCCTTTACTGATTCACTATCGTATCTCTGACCCTTAGTACGTTTAAAACAATTGTTACATTTTCTAAAGTAAAACGTTTGATTCAATTTGGTATAAAGAGATATCTCTAAAACCCCTACGAAACATTCCTTACATGCCCATGCTTTCTTCAAGTCTTCTGTGATCGAGTTGGCATCTTTCACAAATCCTTGAAATTGTTCTTCATCTTCAGCAGACATTTGCTTTAAGGTCTCAAAACTATCACCATCAAGTTTAGCAATTTGCTTCCTTAAGTGACTAAGTTCTCGTTTTAATTGCTTATTTTCTTTTGAAAGTCTTTGTTCACGAGTAAATTCCTTTGCGCCACGCGTATTTTTAGCCATTTGTGACCTCACATAATACCCTATCATAAGATTGACCCCAAAAGCAAGACCCTATGATATAAGAATAATGACAATCTTAATAGGTAAGGGAACCTATCAATGGCAATACTTTCTACAGGAAATCTTCTTTCCGAACAACGCTACGATATAAGCGACGCCAGGCGTGTCGAATCTGCTGTACGCAACGATTTTGATACCACTGTAACGTCCATATTCACCAATACTTCCCAAGGCTATATAATCAGAGGGTTTTATCTAAATACTGCCGGAACTATTGGTTCTGCAGCCAATAATCTACAGTTGGTTGTCGATCCAGGCGCTGTCCTCCATATTGCGGCTTCTGTCTCAGGTACGATCTTTCAGACTCCAGTTGGAACTCCACCCCAGACCCTAAACAACACCACTAATACCAATGTTTCCGGATCTTTCACCCCAGGTACCAATAATTACGTTGGAATCGACTATAATCGTTTTGCGGATCCTACTACAGATGTGACCAAATATATTTGGAATGCTTCTGCTAACGATGACTTGCCAACCATAGCTCCTGCCGCCCAGACCCTAACTTATAAGATCGTCATAACCAATTCCGTATGGGCCGCAAACGTTCTCCCTATAGCCATAGTAAATGTGGGCTTTAATGGGGAGGTACTGTACATTACAGAGGCCAGATGGATGCTTTACAGTCTGGAGACTGGTGGCCTTAATCCTAATCCCAACTTCGTCTATCCTTGGACTGCTGGACGCCTTCAGCCTGCTACTACACTATCCTCTCTCAATCCTGCAGCCACTCCTTTTATAGGTGGTGATAAGCAGATTACCTGTTTCAAGGATTGGGCTGATGCTATAATGACAGAATTGTTGGGAATCAAAGGAACACCTTATTGGTTTTCCGGACCTAACGTAGGCCCTGGCGGCGGACCTTTACCAACAATTCAATCCTTGTTTCAAGATCTTGGTAATACGGTTATTACTGGCAGCGGAGAAATATCTAATGGTATTTTGCCAGACTCCGTACCTGTTTTGGCCACAACTGGAAATATTATAGCTAATAGCAACCAACTTACTAATTTAGGTTCTACGGTAGGTTTGTTGATTGGGCAATCTATTTTTGGTAATGGCATTCGTCCAGGAAGCACAATCGTTAGTATTATTGGCACAACTGTAACGATGTCTCAAGTTGCAGCTTTCAATGGCACTGGAATTGGTGCATCTTTTTATTCTCCTGGCGTTATTACGGCTCCTGGACAGATTAATTGGGACAAGCCGATTGATATTAGAGTTATTGGTTCTTCCCTTACATATGTTTTAGCTGCTAATCCCACTTCTACTGACATTACTCTTGCAGATGATGAAGTTGCCTACATAGTTCTTGATAGAGAACAGGTGATTGCCCCAAATTTGATCTTTACTACCGGATCCAAAGTAGTGTCATCTGTGGGAAGCGTAGTTTGGACTACCGGACTTCTTCCTGGCGACTATATTAAAATCTCTACCGATACTACTTCTGGTTATTACCAAATTGCCCCAATAAGAGATATTACATATCCATCTGGCGGTATTCTTAGTGGCTTTGCCGTTGGACTTGCCACTGCTGTTTTGGTTGCGGATAGTACTGGTCCAACTGGCACTCAAGCGCAATTTGCTTTTGGCAGCTATTCTACTTCTCCTTTTCCTTCAACAAACAGAGACATCTTTATTGCTCCTCGTGCATTAGTCCCTGTGAATGGAAATATTTTCTGGCTATTTCTACGAGAAGATAATAGTGGCAGTCCAAGAGTATACATAAGATTTTTAGCTCAAGAACTTGACAATGGCGAATCTGTTGAGGTTAGTGGGACCACCTCTTTAGAGGTTCTCCAATATATTGGATCTCCATCTGCTAGCACTTCTTCACCGCAATATGTGGCGACGTTGACCCCAGGATCTTTGGCCCAGATCACCAATATTACTATTGGTTCTGCTGCAACTATTACTAGTAATCAATATTTTACTCTCTATTCCGCTGGTGATTTCAGAAAATACTATGTTTGGTTCAATAAAGACGGTACTGGCGTCGATCCTATGGTTCCTGGATATAACGATCAGATCCAGGTCGCCATTTCTACTGGTATGACCAGCACTTCAGTCGCCGCAGCATTAGCCGCCGCATTCAATGCTGCACCAGATTCCGATTTCTATGCAGTCGCCGGAGCAGGTACTGTAGTTGTAACAAATAGATCTTCTGGAGCTTCTACAAGTCCTTCCAATTTTAATGTGGGCGCACCATTTGCCATCTCTGTGTCTCAATCTGGGACTGGAACTGGAAATTTTGTTATTAGAGATGGAGACAGCCTAACTCTCGCTATTAAGAAATTAGATGAAGCTATCGGAGTTGCTGTAGCTCTTTACGATGAATCGATAGATATCGTTGCCTCTGGTGGAACTCCCCCAGCTACCCCTTCTAATTCCCCAGTTTCCATAAATGGACCTCTTCCTTCAGGTACAATTATCGCTCTCCCTAATAATTCTAGAATGTCGAATATTGGTGAGTTCTATGTTGTAGGAGATGGAAGACTAGAAATTTATCTAAATGGAGTGCATCTAAGGCTGGGTGATGGGTGGTCAGAGGTAGGTGCTTTTGGGTCTTCCAGTAATTTAATTCAAATCTTAAGTACTTACGCAGAAGCCCTTGTAGTTGGCGACTATCTTGAATTCATAATTCATCCTGTCGGTGGTTCTCAGGGTCTTGGAACTCCCGGTCCTGCAGGACCAACCGGCGCAACTGGATCTCCAGGTGCAGATGCATTAAATGGCCCAATTACGATCTCTACTAAAACCTCAAACTATCCTGTCCTCTTAACGGACAAATTCTTATTGGCCGATTGTACTACTGGTCCATTAACGTTTACTCTCCCTACTGCGGCTAGTGCCATGAGCAAGGTGTTCTACTTTAAGAAGATAGGGTCTAGTTTAACTAATGCTATGACGATACAGGCAAACGGAGCAGAACTTATCGACGGATTTAATACTAAATCTACTACAATATTGTATAAAGAATATGCAGCTGTAAGCGATGGTGTTTTTTGGTGGATTTTTTAATATGTTTGGGATATTATATATAATTACTAATAAGATTAATGGTAAAAGGTATGTTGGACAAACTATACAGACCCTGCAGAAGCGCTGGATTGCTCATTGTTGCAACAGTAATCCTAGTTCTCTAATAGGGAAATCCATCAATAAACGGGGAAAAGAAAATTTTGATATAAGAATATTATCTATATGCAATTCCTTAGAGGAAATGAATAGTAGGGAAATCTATTATATAAAATTGTTCAATACCTTGAATCCAAATGGATACAATCTAGCTCCGGGTGGAAGAAATTCAATAACATCAAAAGAGACAAGGGTTAAACAGTCTAATTCAGCAAAAGGAAGAATAGTTTCTTTACAGACAAGAGAAAGAATATCCATTTCCAATAAGGGCAAAAAAAGAAGTTTAGACGCCATTCGTAAAACGGCAGAAAAAAATATTGGGAGAAAGGCCTCAAATGAGACTAAGGTTCGCCTATCAGAATCCCATATGGGCTATAAAATGCCGGAATCACAAAAAAATAATATTTCAAAACACAATAAAGGCAAAAAACGCACAGTGGATCATAAGAAAAAATATTCTAATTCTAAAAATCATCTAAAGATTAAAGTTTTTTGTCCAGAGATCGATATGGTGTTTGAATCCATAGGAGCGGCAGCGGAATATACAGGTGCCTGGCGTACCAATATCGGTAAGGTATTAAGCGGAGAATTAAGAAAAACTAAAGGACTTACCTTTTCGAGGATTACCTAATATGTCTTATGATCCACAAGCTGTAGATACAAGTGTTTTGATCTCAACGTCCCCAGCAGGATCCACGTTGGTTGGAGATGACAATACCTATACCCATTTTACTCCCCTAACGGCTACCGTAAAAGGTGCTTTAACGGCAATCGATGCTGCTTTAGTGGGTGGTTCTTTTAGTTACGCAACTGGAAATATTACTGCGTTTACCTCTAGTGGTACTTTTACTACTCCCGTAGGTAGCTCTACTTCCACCGTATATGGATTTCAGATCATGGGTGCTGGCGGCGGCGGCGGCGGAAGTTCTGGAACTGCTGCAGCTAGCGGTGGCGGGGGATCAGGTGCTTATTGTGAAGGAACTTTTACGGGTATTGCACCAAGTACCGGTATTGCTGTTACTGTTGGCGTTGGTGGAACATCTGTAGCGGCTGGAACGGCGGCATCTGGTGGAACAGGTGGAACATCCAGTATTGCCGTTACCGGAACCCCAACATGTAGTGGTGGTGGCGGCGGTGCTGGCAGCAGTGCTTCTATTGGTGATTATTCCAGTTCTAGTGGTGGTTTTGGCGGTAGTGTAAGCGGATCTGGTTTCACTTTTGGATTTGGTGGTACCTATGGAATATCTAGTTTGTCAGGTATAGCCACTTCTGCTTATGGCGGAACAGGAGCTTCTTCTTATTTCGGCGGCGGTGGTCAAGCAGGAACCAATGGTGTCGGTAGTTTTGGAACTCAGCCATTCGCATATGGAGCCGGTGGGGGTGGCTGTGTTAGCATTCCTACAACGGGAGCATCTGGTGCAGGTGGCAACGGTATAGTTATTATCAGGCAGCTAACTCCATAAAAATTTGATGGGACAATTATGAAAGATGTAGACGCAAGACAATCAATTTTCAGAGGAACGCTTCAGCAGTTGGACCCTTATGCTCCTAGTCAAACTACGGATAGGGTTTATTCTGCCGATCAAACCGTAGATAAACTTTTGTCTGCTATTGATACTGATTTGACTGTTCCACTTAATGTAACCGCCAGTAATCCAGCAAGTTTGATGGTACATGTAGGCAGTGATCTAATTGCTAATCCAGTATCTCTTAGAAATAGATCTATTAGTTTTATCAATGGTTTGATACCTGTATTTACTTCTGGAACAGTAACCTTTCCAACTACTATTAACGGAGGCTCTTCCATAAGCCAAAACACTTCCGGAACCACCTATCCCCTTACCTCCACTCTTCTGCCTTCTTCCAATTATGTACAGGTGCTCCTATCTTTGGACCAAACTGGGAAAATAGTGGCAACCGTTGGAGTCTCCGGTGTCAGCCCATCGGCAGCTTTAGTACCAGCTCCAGTATTGGACACTCTCCCATTTTCCTACGTCACGGTCCACAATAGTGGTGGAACTTTAGACACTATTGCCCAAAGCTTTATTTTTCAATTTTCAAACCCCACTCTTTTTCCTACCATCAATAACTCTCAACTTGCACAAATGGCACCCGATACATTGCAGGGAAACAATACTGGATCAACAACCAACCCTTCAGCCTTAACCGTAGCACAAGTCAAAGACATGTTAAACATTCCCAGCACTATAGATCTCACGGGAGCTGTTACTGGTTCCAGTTCCGTAGTTTTTGGTACGACTACCATAAATACAACTGCTGCTGCTCTAAACATATCTCAGAGTGGTAGTACTACTACGGTAGGTACTACTACATCTTCCACCCCAGTAGAACTTATTAACACGCTCCTATCGATAACTACGACCGGTAGAAAAGTGTGGATCGGATGTATTCCAGATGGAAGCGGAAACGATGCTTTTTTTGAAATAATAAATGGAGCCGTAGTTCAAGCTACCGTTTATGCTTTTATTTATAGGGATGGTGTAGAAATAGGAAGATTTCCTCTCAGAAATAATGCCGGAGTTAATTCTGGTAATAGCACCGACAACTCTAATGGGGTTATAGCCATTCCAGTAAGCACCATTCAGACAATAGATTTTGGAGCGACTGCAGGAGGACACACCTATGCTGTTTGGATATCGGCTCCAGATATCGGTATATCTACGTGTAACCTATTTTATGCCAGATTAGTGGCGTACGAACTTTAAAATCAGGAAATTTTTTATGAAACTGGTTCTCATTAATAACAATATCGTTCAACTCGTAGTAATAATATCCGGAATAGATGATCCCATAATAGGCTCCGCATCTTCTGGATTTGATTCGCACGTAACATGCGATAACACGACAAGGGTGAATACCGGTTATACAGCGAATAGTGATGGTAGCTTTCAAGCGCCCGTATGCTTAAAGATCTAAAATCTCTTCTTTTATTGTCCGTAGTATTGTTGATAGTTTACGCTATTGGCCAAGGCCTAATAGATGCCTTTGAATGTATCTCTAGCGCTTTTCGTTAGTTACCTTAAAGCTGCTTTAATTGCTGCCCTAGTTGTTTCCCTGGTTTGGCCCAAACTCAATCTGGCCCAAGAATCGTCTTCTCCCCAGGTATTTCCGGGTTGCCATATGATGTGGGCTTTCTCTAAAGCCTTTCTTTCGGCCTTACCTAGTTCCAATATTGAGAACATTCCTCTACTTGGCACATCCCCTTGCCCAAACCTATTGAGAAGTCTTTGCATTTCTTCCCTATTGCTGTCCAGATAGCCTGCAGAACGAAGCTCAAACCTATCTTGGTTCAAAGCACCCAAGATCTCTTCTGCAGTGCTCATAGAGAGGCTGGAAAGGCCTACGCAACTCGCTATAACATGCTTTCCTAGACTATCAGCCAGACCGTCATCATCGGTACTAACCCAACCAAGTCTAAGTCCTGGTAATCCTAAAGTTTTTGATAAACTCCCACACATAATACGAAAACCAGAAGGCCTATGACCACCCTTGCCATAAGTTTTGGATGCATATGCAGAATCCCAAATATCCGTAGGTTCGAATGGATATACCAATCCCTCTGGAGCTGATGGGCTGGCGGTCAATGAAATAAAATTGTGCTCTGATAAACCAGAGACAATTAAGGATTGTTTCTTGTTCCTGTCAATCATTATCATATCGGTCATACCGATAATGGCAGGATACATTGGATAGTGCCGTCTTTCCGTAACCACCCAATCAGTTTTCAGAGTCTTTACGGCATACAGAGCTGCATTAATAGC